CTTCGAGGGCGACCCCGTCCGGCTGCACGGCGTCGGCTTCGTCTTCGCGGCCGGCGACGGGCTCACGGGCGTCGACATCGACGACTGCCGGAACCCGGAGACCGGCGAGCTCGGGCCGTGGGCCGGCGAGATCCTCGAGCAGCTCTCGAGCTACACCGAGGTGTCGCCGTCCGGCACCGGCGTCAAGGTCGTCCTCCGCGCCGACGTCCCCGGCACGGCCTCGCGCCGCAACAAGATCGAGATGTACTCGCACTCGCGCTACTTCACCATCACCGGCGACCGGCTCGCGGCGCTGCCGCCGGCGGTCGAGGCCCGCCAGGGCCCGCTCGCCGACCTCTACCGCGAGGTCTTCGGCGCCGCGGCCGCGCCGGCCGCGGAGGCCCCGGCCGCGCCGGCCGACCCGCAGGCCGCCGGCAAGGACGCGCGCGTGCGCGCGATCGGCGACGACGAGCTGCTCGACCGCATGGTCCGCGCCGCCAACGGCGCGAAGTTCTCGCGGCTGTGGGCCGGGAGCACCGAGGACCACGCCGGCGACCAGAGCCGCGCCGACGCCAGCCTGTGCGCCATCCTCGTCTACTGGAGCCGCGCCGACGCCGCGCGCGTCGACCGCCTCTTCCGGCGGTCGGGCCTCTTCCGCAAGAAGTGGGACGAGCGCCGCGGCGACCGGACCTACGGCGAGCGCACGCTCGCCAACGCCGTGTCCAGCGCCGCGGCGCTGTGGGACCCGGACCGCGAGGCCGCCGTCGCCGACCACAACGACCTCGCCAACGCCAACCTGTTCGAGGAGCTCGCCGAGGGAAGGTTCCGGCACGCGGGCGCCCTGAAGACCTGGCTCGCCTGGAACGGCGTGCACTGGGACCGCGAGGCCGCCGTCGAGCTGCAGCGCGCGCTCGAGGGCGTGGCCGCGGAGGTCAAGCGCCGCGCGGAGCTGGTGCCGGACCAGCAGGCCAGGACGCGCGAGCTGAAGTGGGCCGTCACCTGCGGCGAGACGTGGCGCTACGCCAGCCTCGAGAAGATGCTCACGTGGCGGCTCGACGTGCGCCTGGAGCTCCTCGACAAGCGGCCGATGCTGCTCGCCTGCGGGAACGGCGTCGTGGACCTCGCGGCCGGGTCGTTCGCGCCGGGCCGGCCCGATGACTGGCTCACGCGCGCCACGGACGTGATGTACGTGCCGAGGGCGAAGTGCCCGCGGTGGGACAAGTTCATGGACGAGATCATGCTCGGCGACAAGGAGATGGTCGCGTACCTTTGGCGCGTGCTCGGCTACTGCCTCACCGGCGACACGAGCGAGCGGGCGTTCTTCCTGCTGCACGGGCACGGCCGGAACGGGAAGTCCACGTTCATGGAGGTGCTGCACGCGATGCTGTCGCCCGGCGGCCGCGGCTACGCGCAGAAGGCGCGGTTCACAACCTTCCTGCAGAAGGGGCAGGTCAACGGCGGCGCGAACGACGACGTGGCCCACCTCGCGGGCGCGCGGCTCGTAGTCGCGGCCGAGAGCTCGGGCCGCGCGCCGCTCGACGTGCCGCTCGTCAAGGAGCTCACCGGCTCCGACACGATCAGAGCGCGCCACCTGTACGGGCGCGAGTTCGAGTTCAGGCCGAGCTTCAAGCTGTTCCTCGTCACGAACCAGGTGCCGCCGATCCACGAGTCGACGTACGCGCTGTGGGACCGCCTGCACTACATACCGTTCAACTACCGCGTGCCGGACAAGGACGTCGACGCGCGCCTGCCGATCGCGCTAATGGGCGAGCTCGAGGGGATCCTCGCGAAGGCCGTGGCCGCGTGCCGCGAGTGGCTCGCGGACGGGCTGCAGCCGCCGGCGAAGGTGCTCAAGGCGCGCGAGGCGCTGCAGGAGGCCAACGACATGGTCGGTGAGTTCATCAGGGAGTGCTGCGAGCAGAGGGACGGCGCGCGGCAGGCGCACCCCGAGCTGTACTCGGTCTTCAACGGCTGGTCGAAGCGCGCCGGGCTCAAGACCCCGCCGACCTCGAAGCACCTCGCCGACGCGCTCGAGACGCGCGGCTGGGAGTTCCGGCGCGGCGCCGGCAACGTCCGGACGTGGCAGAACTGGGAGCTCAAGGCCGGCCAGAAGGACTTCGGACTTGACGGGCCGATCTAGACACGGCCCGCAGACCGGCCGGGGCGATCGCGCGTTTTTTAACTGCCTTTTTCCCGTAAGTCCTTTGTTTGCAGCAAATACAATTTTTCATAGTTAAAAAAACATGCGCTTTATTATTTGCACGTATACGAGAGCGAGTATAAGAAATAATATATAACGGCATGTTTTTTTAACAATTTAACTTTCTCGTTTTTTTCTCATTTTCCTGTTTACATCCGGCCGGCACTGTGCGCTTAATAGCGCTGTCCGAAAATTTAGGAGTCGCGATCGCCCCCGTGACGAAAGCTCCTCAAAACACGAACGACAAGAGGAAGACCCATGATTCTCTTGGCCGTCGCCTGCCAAAGAAGCACTCCCGCCCCAATTCGAATCCTCTTCGTGGAAAAGACAGTCCCCTCTCGGCGGCCGGCGCTCCGTATCGGTGGCAGAAGGGAAAGTCGGGGAACCCGGGCGGCCGGCCGCGCAACGTCATCAGCGACGCGATCCGCGCGGTGCTCGCCGAGGAAGACCCCGAGCTCCGCGTGACCAACGCGGAGGTCATCGCGCGCGGGCTCGTGGAAGACGCGAAGGGAACGGGCATGTCGCCGGCGCAGCGCGTCGAGGCCGGCGTCGACCCGCGCGTCGCGCTCATGGCCTCGGATATGGTGCTCGATCGCACCGAGGGAAAGCCCGCGCAGTCGATGATCCTGTCGGGCGGAGAAAATCCTATCAAAGTTCAGATGGAGGAAGTGCGTGGCAAGCTGTTCTCCAAGCTTGGTTGAGAATCTCCCGCCGGTCTCGCTCGCGGACCAGTTCCGCGCGCTGACGGCGGAGGAGCGGCAGCGCCGCCTCTCGCTGCTCTCCGACGCGGAGGCGCAGGCCCTCTACTACGACTGGAAGTTCTGGGCGCGGCCGGCGCAGCTCACGCCCGCCGGCGAGTGGTACGCGTGGCTCGTGATGGCGGGGCGCGGCTTCGGCAAGACGCGGGTCGGCGCGGAGACGGTGCGGGAGTGGGTGCGGGACTTCGCGATCGTGAACCTCATCGGCCCGACGGTCGACGACGCGCGCGACGTGATGATCGAGGGCGAGTCGGGGATCCTCGCGATCTGCCCGCCGGACGAGCGGCCCGAGTACAAGAAGTCCTCGCGGCAGCTCGCGTGGCCGAACGGCGCGAAGAGCCTGATTTTCACCGCGGACGAGCCCGAGCGCCTGCGCGGCAAGCAGCACGAGAAGCTGTGGTGCGACGAGGTCGGCGCGTGGCGCTACCAGGAGTCGTGGGACCAGGCGATGTTCGGGCTGCGGCTCGGCGCCAGGCCCCAGGCCGTCGTCACGACGACGCCGAAGCCGCTGCAGCTGATCCGCGACCTCATCAAGGACAAGTCGACCTTCATCACCCGGGGCTCGACCTACGAGAACCGCGCGAACCTCGCGCCGGCCTTCTTCGCGAAGATCATTACGAAGTACGAGGGCACGCGGCTCGGCCGGCAGGAGCTGAACGCGGAGCTGCTCGCCGACAACCCCGGCGCGCTGTGGCAGCGAAGCCAGATCGACAAGTGCCGCGTCGTCCGGCTTCCGCTCGACGTGGAGCGCAGCGTGTACGCGCTCGACCCGGCGACGACCTCGACCGAGGAGTCCGACGAGTGGGGCATCATTGGCGCGGCGCGCGACAAGCAGAACCCCCCGCACTTCTACATCTTCGACGACCGCTCCGAGATTCTCACCCCCGACGCGGCGTGCAAGCGCGCGGTCGCGGGCTACCACCTCAACAAGTCCGACCGCATCGTCGGCGAGGCGAACAACGGCGGCGACATGATCGAGGCGCTTCTGCGGCACGTGGACCTGAACGTGAGCTACCGGAAGGTGACGGCCTCGCGCGGTAAGGTCGTGCGGGCCGAGCCGATCGCGGCGCTGTACGAGCAGGGGCGGGTGCACCACGTCGGGATGTTCGCCGCGCTGGAAGACCAGATGTGCGACTACAACCCGGCGACGGTGCAGAAAAGCCCGGATCGAATGGACGCGGCGGTGTGGGCGCTGACCGAGCTCAGCGAGGGAATGTACACGCTGGGGGTCTTGGAGTACGCGAAGCAGGGCGGGCCGGACGCGGAGACGGGTGCCGCCGCGAAGGCGAACGGAGCGAAGCCGCCGGACCCCCGCGGCTCGGTGCCCATCACCGCGCCGGAGTCCTCCGGAAAAGTCTGCCCGGCCTGCGGGTCGGGTCTCATAAACCCGATCGCGGGCGGCCAGCTGCGCTGCAACGCCTGCGCGCACCAGTTCGGCGACGCGGTGGTCGCGGTGCCGGCGGGGCCGGGGCGCGCGAACGGGAACGCGGGGCACGGCGCGAACGGGCACGGCGCGTTGAGCCCGGCGAGCGGGCGGAAGTTCGGGGACCCGCGATGAGGGCCTACCTCGTCCTCGCGCTGCCGTGCCTGCTGTTCGTCCTCGTGGTGTGGCGCGTCGCGCGGTCGCGGAGGGTCTCGTGAACCTCGGGCCGGGCGGCCTCTATCTCAAGCCCGAGGGCTTCGCCTTCTGGCAGAGGCTCGGTGAGGTGAAGGACGTGGAGTTCCACGCGCCGGCCAACAAGGTGATGGCGCGCTACAACCCGATCGTCCTGCGCGAGACCGAGGAGCTCTCGGTCATCGAGCAGCTGAGGATGTACTGCGAGCACTACGGGCCGCTGAAGATTCAGTTCAACGCGTACGTCGCGCCGGGCCAGGTGTGGTTCAACGAGGGTGTCTTCATCATGAACGAGGCCTGGGCCAAGGCGCAGTTCTCGACGTTCGACGCGGCGCTGCTGAAGAGCATGGGGGTGAAGCCGTGACCAGGCGCTCCGCGTGCGGTCATCGTTCGTCGAAGTTCATCGGCGGCGAATGCCTGTCGTGCGGTCGCGCGGTGAAATTCGAGATTGTCATTCTTATAGTTATGATTCTGATGGGAATCTTCCATGGAAGGCTGGGCGGCCTGTGACGGATTTCGCCGAGCGGCTCGACGCCCTCCGCCCGCGGCTGCGGAACACGCTGCGGCGCCATGGGTGCCGCGACTACTTCCTCGACGACGCGGTGCAGCAGGGGGTCATGCAGGCGTGGCGCCGGCGCGGCACGTTCCGCGGCGAGGCGGCGCTCGCGACTTGGGCGACCCGCGTGACGCTGAACGAGTTCTTCATGATGGCGCGCGGGAGCAAGATGAGCCGCAACACGCGGAACATGAACGAGGCGGACGAGCTCCGGGCGGCGAGCGAGCCGGACCCGGCGCCGTCGCCGCTCGACCTGGCCGTCGCCGGCGAGGCGCGCCGCCGCCTGGTGCGCGCGATCGCGCGGCTGCCGCTCGGGCAGCGGTCGATCCTGGCGCGTCAGCTGCTGGTCGACGAGACGTACAAGGAGCTCGCGGCGAGCTTCGGCACGACCGAGTCGAACATGAAGAGCCAGGCGTTCAAGGGGCGCGCGAAGGTGCGCCGGATGCTGGAGGCACGGGCGTGAGGAACTTGACGTTCCAGTCCGGCGACTGCGGGTATCCGGGTCCGCTAAGTCCCGCGCTCGAGCGATCGGAGCGAGACCGCTTCAGAATACTGGAAGCGCGCGTCCTGCTGTTCGCGGCGCGCAACCGCATATCGCCCGGCGAGACTACCTTGGTGCAGGTGATGACCGGGTCCGGGCCGAAGCTTTTCCCGCAGTGGCGGCCGGCGGTGGAGTCGATCATGTCCCTGAACATCGACCTGTCGAAGGAGATAAATTGAGGCGGATCGAGATCAGGACGGCCGACGCCGCGTGGCTGGCCGAGGTCGTGGTGAGGGAGATCCCCCGCGTCGGGGAGGTCGTCTTGCTCGCGGACCCGGAGCGGACGTTCAAGGTGATCGGGGTACGGCACGACCTGCGGCAGAACGCGGTGGGAAACCACCTGGTCACGGTGCTGGCGGAGGAGGCGAAGTGAAACGACGAAGCTTCATCTCATCGGTGCTCGCGTCGATCGCGGCTGTGCCATTCCTGCGCGCGGAGAAAGCGCTCGCATTCGCGGCGCCGCGGAAGATGAACATGATGCTGGTCGGAACCGGCTCCGTGTACGGCGTCTCGCCGTTCGCGGCCGCGAACCAAAAAATACGGCTCGCGCTCGCGCGTCAAAATTTTCAACTGAAGTATTACTGCGAAGGGGCTGTTCCTGGAGCTAAGGAGGCAACCGCGTGAGGCGTCGCTCTTTCATCTCGGCCCTGGTTGTCGCGGTCGCGTCGCTCGCGTTCCTGAAGGCGGAGACCGCGGCGGGGCTGCTGGAAGGGCCGGCGGACGAGAACGAGCTGACGATCAGCTACGCCTACGAGATCGGTCGCGGCGGGTTCCTGGACGAGCCGTTCGTCGTCACGGTGAACGGCGAGGCGATGAAGTACGGCGAGGACTTCACCGTGAAGGACGGAACGTTCACGTTCAACATTCCGCGCGACGTCAGGCGGGTGAACGCGAACGGGGCGGTCTCCGGAAGGAGCGGGTCCTCCATAAAGGTGACCGATTCGCGCGGCCTCGCGCCGCTGGACCAGGCCGAGGTCTCCGATTCGAACCGGACGCGCTGGGTCGACGCGCGGCCACGGCGGTCTTTGGAGGAGCGTTACGCGGGACGGTATCCGACTCCGAAGTTCGGGGAGAAACAGGCGTGACGGTACGCTTCACCTTCGAGAGCGCATTCGCCTGCCGCCAGAGCCTCTGGCTCCTGCGCGCGCTCGCCGCGATCGGGCACGAGGCGAGGCTGAACGCGTGGAGCCGGTCGTTCATGTTCGAGACCGGCTGGAGGATGTTTTGATCTTCAAGACCCCCTATGACTTCGCGAAGGAGCTCGCCGGCCGCGAGTCGCCGCACTCGTTCGACATGGACAAGGAGAAGGCCGCGGCGGCGCTGCGGGCGCTCGCCGGCCGGATCGAGAAGGACGAAGTCACGCTGCAGGCCGGCGGCGTCTACCGCCAGTCGAAGGTCGGCGAGTTCAGCATGACGGCGCTCCTGGTCGAGTACAGCGAGCGCGGGGAGGCGGTCGTCGCGCTGCACGGGCCGGGCGACAGCCTGCCGGTGGCGGTGGCGGTGGCGATCCCGGGCAGCGTGGTCGAGAATGCGACCTGCGAATACGATTTGGACGGAAGCCCCTGCGCCGCTGGGATCATCCCGTCGAAGGATTCCTACACCGGTTGGGAACACAAGAGCAAGGCCGCGTGGGGACACTTCGCCACGGACAAGAAGATCTCCGGCGACCAGTCGGGCCAGTTCCTGCCGTGTTCCGTTTGCCTGCGCGAGCCCGACGCCAACGAGGATCACTTCAAGATCGCGGGGCACAAGTACCAGGCGCTGATCGCGTTTGGGTCCCCGATCGATCGCCGCTGCCTGGTCCCCTGCGCCGCGTGCGGCAAGACGACATTAAACCCGTGGTGTCCGACACACGTCGTCACCTACGAGAACGGAAGCCGAGTTTGAGCGCCTCCCCCCAGCCCGTCGTCCGCAAGCCGCACGTGGCGCAGCGCCGCGACGTGCGCGCGCGGCTCGAGCGCGACGCGGTCCGCGTCGCGGAGGCGGACGCAAGCCGGCCCTGTTCCCGCGACGGCTGCGCGTCGACCATGCTCGTCTGCCCGACGATGTGGCCCATCGCGGTGGTCGCCGTCGTCTGCTTCGCCTGCGGCCGGGTGCGGGAGTACAAGGCGGCGCCGATGATCCTTTCGCCGCTCGAGGCGGCGCGGATGTACAAGAACCGCGGATTCGTCACGAAGCGCGGCGTGTCGCACGACGCGGACACGAAGACGTGCCCGGCGTCGGACCTCGAGACGCTGGTCGAGCTGATCGTGATGGGGCGAGACGCGGGGATGAACCCGCGCGAGATCGCCGACTCGACCGGCACGACGATCCACTACGTTGACAACATCCTGCAGCTCGTCGGCGAGAACGCGAAATGCCTGGTCGCGGCGAAGGAAGAAGAAAAAGCGCCGAGGGCGAAGCGGGACCTGTCGCGCCGCCCCGAGCTCGCGGGCGCGGGGCTGACGCCCCGCGAGGGAGAGGTCCTGGCGCTGGTGACGAAGAAACTGTCCAACGCGGCGATCGCCGAGCGGCTGTTCATCTCGCCGTTCACCGTGCGCCACCACGTGGGGCGCCTGCTCGCGAAGCTGCGGGCGGGCTCGCGCCGCGAGTTGTGGGCGCCGCGTGCGGAGGTCGTGCAGTGACCCCTTGGCTCGTCATCTTCGCGATCGCGGCGGTCTGCGGCTTCGCCGGCTGGGTGTTTAGCCCGGCGCGTCCGGCGGCGGTGAGGATCCCGAAGCGCGATCCGAACGCCCCGTGCCCGGTGTGCGGCGACACGAACGGCCGGCTCCTGGCGGTGGCGGAGAAAACGAACGACGCGAAGTCGAAGGTGCTGCTGCAGCGGGAGTGCCAGTCTTGCGGTGCGCGGTCGTACGAGCTCCCGGTCGTGAGGGATCTCACGGTCGAGAAGGCCTGGCCGGCCCGCGCGGACTTCCGGAGCAGCCTGACGAACGTCACGCCGCTGCGGAGGAAGGCTTGACCTGGGTCGTCGTCTTAGGATTTTTGTTGAACTACGCTCTGCAAATCTCGCTCCACAGGAGAACGCTCATGACAGTCAAGGACAATCTGGACGCGATCGTCGCGCAGCTGAAGCAGAAGCTCCAGGACGCGCAGGACGCGGCGAAGGCGAACGCGGACGCGGTCACCGCCGAGCTCGGCCGCGTCAACGACACGATCGCGGCGCTGAAGACGGCGCAGCAGGGCGGCTCGGTCTCCGACGCCGACCTGCAGGCGGCGATCGACTCGCTCTCCCCGGTGGCGGACGGGCTGGGCGCGGTGGTGACGAACCTCGGCGCGACGACCGCGGCCGCGGCGGCGGAAGACCCGGCTCCCACGCCGGGCGCCTAGACAGACTTTCAACCGAGAGCGAGACGGCCTGTCACGCGTCTCGCCTCAATCTTCTCCTCATGAAAGGACTTGCGCGATGAGCGGAAACGACGCGAGGCTGCTGCACTCGACCGGGGTGGACGACGCGAGCCAGTTCGAGAAGGCGCCGGAGACGGTCGAGGAGTTTCTGGAGAAGTACTCGGAGGACATTCCGAAGGAAGCTTTGGAGAAAGAGACAAAAACTAAATTGTCCGCCCAGCCCGCGGGGAAAGCGTAGCGACCTAAAAACTTGGCCAGCCCGAACAATTCGATTGTCATCCGCCCGCTGACGCAGCTGGCGTCGCTGTTCTCCGACAAGAAGCCGGCGTTCGAGGCCCCGGCGGGCTACATCGAGGGCGTCGACGCCGCGAAGTGGCCGTCGCCGCTGCAGCCCGTCGCGCCGATGGGCCCCGCCGGCACCGAGCCGAAGGCCTTCCAGTTCTACGAGGGGCAGAACCTGCAGTGGACGCCGCGCTTCGACGCGGAGTACTCCGCCGCGGACCTCAAGGCGCTCGCCACCTACCCGCTCGTCCGCATCTGCATCGAGAACGTGAAGGACGTGATCTGCGACATGCCGTGGCAGATCCGGCCGCGCCCGACGCCGGGCGAGTCGATCAAGGAGAACGCGAAGCGCGCGGCCGGCGACAAGGCGATCCTGAAGGCGACGCGCTTCCTCGAGCGCCCCGACGGCCAGCACACGTGGGACGAGTGGCTGCGCCCGTGGCTCGACGACCTCATCGTGATCGACGCGCCCACGGTCCTGGTGCGCCGCAACTTCGGCAAGGGCACGCGGCCCGGCGGCGACGGCGACCTCCGCGAGCTGCGCGTCCTGCGCGGCGACTCGATCTCCGTGTACATCGACCAGAACGGCTGGAGCCCGAACCCGCCGTCGATCGCGTACGCCCAAAACTGGTGGGGCCTGCCGCTCGTGGACATGACGCGCGACCAGTGCCTGTACCGCCCGCGGAACATCGCGCCGCGCAACACGGTGGCGTCGCAGCTCTACGGCTACTCCCCGGTCGAGCAGCTCGCGCCGGAGCTGCAGATCGGGATCGCCCGTCTCGCGTTCGTCCTCGCCTACTACAAGGACGGCTCGGTGCCGGGGGTCGTGCAGGTCGCGCCGAAGGGGACGACGCCGGAGCAGATCAAGGAGGCGGCGCAGTGGATCAACTCGGACATCGCGGGGAACCTCGCGAAGCGCCGGCAGTGGAACATCATCCAGGGCTTCCAGGAGGACGGGAAGGCCGAGCAGATCATCATGACGAAGGAGCCGCTGCTCGCCGACCTCTACGACGAGAAGCACATCCGCGAGGTGGCGTTCGGCATCGGCGTCAGCCCGCAGCGGCTGATGAAGTCGATGAACCGCGCGTCGGCGGAGCAGTCGGACGACGCGGCGGAGACCGAGGGCACGCGGCCGTACGTGCGGTCGGTGCGCGGCCTCATGAACCACGTGCTGCAGGTGGTGATGGGGCTCGAGGAGTACGAGTTCGTCATCGACCCGGTCAAAGAGCTGGACATGGCGAAGCAGGCCGAGGCGCTGACGGCGAAGGTCGGCAAGGCGCTGATGACGCCGAACGAGGGCCGCGAGGCGCTGGGCCTCGACCGCGACCCGACGCCCGAGGCCGACAAGCTCGGCGTGATCACAGGCACGGGCTTCGTGACGCTCGAGCAGACGGCGCAGGCGGCGAACACCGCGGCGCAGGCCGCAGTTCAACCGGGAGGGAAAGATGGCGGTGATAACGCGCCGGTGGGTAAGCCGGGAGGAGCTGGAAAGGGAGCGGACGCGGGAAAGTCCGCGCGCTCGAAACCTAATGGACATGATCCAGCGGAGGATCATCGCGTACCGCGACCAGTTAACTCGCTCGGGTTCGCCGCGGGAGCCGCGCCCGTAGCGCCTCCGGCGGTCGGCAAGTACTCCGAGGACGAGGCGCGCGACGAGCAGGGGCGGTGGACAGAGGGCGGAGAATCTTCGGCTGATGAGAAGGAGAAGTTGAGTAAAGCATTATGGAGCTGGCAGTCGGGCAGCGATGATGAAGGGGCAAAGGCCGAGCATTACATCCAATCGGGCGAGCCGGAAGGCAGCGAGATCGTGAAGGGCATCCGGAACGAGACCTTCGGCGTGACGGCCTGGCGCGGCATGTTCGTTGAGAACGACGACGCGATCCTTAAGCTGAAGACGGGGGACACGCTGCAGCTGATGCCGAGCTCGTTCAGCGATGACCGTAAAGTAGCCGCAAAGTTTTCAACGGGTGAGACGCTCGGGATGGAGGGCGAAAAGGGCTGGGGTGGGGTCATATTGCGCGTTAACAAGACCGCTGATGGGGCCGAGCCGCACGGCATCATGGTCGGCGACCGCGGTCATCCGGCTTGGCGGCAAGAAAATGAGATCATCACCGGCGGTCAGTTCACCGTGACGCGCGTCAACAAGTCGAAGAAGGCTACAACGCTTTTTATCTCGCAGAAGGGGATATTCTGACCGTGCAGATTGTCGAGTACAACTCGGAGCTGTTGACGGTGCCATTCGACCCGCAGCGGATGACGCGCGGGAAGACGGAGAAGCTCGCCAAGTACTCGGAGGACGAGGCGCGCGACGAGCAGGGACGGTGGAGCTCTTCCGGCGGCTCCGGCGAGAACCGCCAGTTTCTCGACATCGTCGCCGAAGACCACGGGGCGAAGGTTGACTCGAGCGGCGTGACGGGCTCATTCGAACTGAAGCGCGACGAGACGTTCTACCGCGCGGAGGCCAATCCCGATCGCGCGCGGCGCTCTGGGTTGAAGGCGAGCCTGCCGCCGGAGGTAGCGGAGGGCGCCGACAAGGAAGATCACAAGGCCCTGACCGGCGTGTACCTCACCGATAAGGAGACGGCGACCGCGTACTTGAACGGACGCCTCGATGGCAAGGGCGAGGTGATCGCGGTCCATCTTCCGGAGGGGACGAGAATCTACCAGGACCCCGTGGACGACGAGGCGATCTTCGTGCGGGAGAGCCTTCCATCGCACGCGGTCGAGGGCGGCAGGCAGATGAGGGTATTCAAGCTCTCCCACGGCGACGCGCGGACGATCATCCACCCGGGGCGCCTAGCGCCGACGTCGATCCTGGCGAAGCACCGGCTCGAGAAGATCCTGGCCAACGCCTTCGGCAAGATGCGCCGGAAGACGGTGCGCGCGCTGCGGCGCGAGGCGGGGATCGCGGCGAAGGCGCTGCTCTCCAAGCAGCGCAAGTTTGACTCCGTGCAGTTCAATCTCGACGAGGCGGACGCAAAGAAGGTCCTCGCGATCGCGGTCGACGAGCAGGACTGGGACCCGAAGGGACGCGACCTCGAGCCGCACGCCACGGTGCTGTTCGGCTTTGACGGCGCGACGTTCGACCAGGTCGAGGCGCTCACGCGCGGCACGGGTGACTGCCCCGCGGAGCTCGGCGAGCTGTTCTGCTTCCCGGCCGGAGACCACGGGTCGCCGCTGGTGATCCGGTTGAAGTCGCCGGAGCTGGTCGCGCTGCACGACAGGCTGTCCGCGCTGCCGCACACGGACACGCACGATGAATACATCCCGCACGTCTGCGTCGGCTATCTTAAGCCCGAGGCGGCGGAGAAGTATGTCGGTAAAGACTATGCGGGCCAGGGTGAGACGATCGTCCTCAAGGATCTGATCTTCTCGCTGCGCGACAAGACGCGCTTGTCGTTGGAGAAGGCGCTCGAGTATCTGAAGTATAGTGAAGATCAAGCAAGAGATGAGAATGGAAGATTTGCGTCTGAAGAAGACTCTGAGGGACGCGCAAAAACAATTTTGTACCATGGAACTACCGAAGAGGTAGCAAAAAAGATTTTTGATGAAGGATTAGACGCTTCAAGAGCTCCTGGGGGAACCTTTGCCACTGATTCCAAGCTTAGCGCGTTGGGGTACGCGAAGGGAGGAGCAAAATTTGAAGCTATTGAACGGGGAATGTCGAAGGAAGATCGTAACAATCAATTAATCGGATTGGTGATCATAAAAGACCCCGAAAAAGCGGGGTTCAAGTATCTTCAAGGAGCCCCGGGATATTATTCTTCTACTAGCAATGTTTCTCCTAACTTTGTAGATCGTGTTGAATTTTATAGATATGGAGATATATCGTCTTCAAATCCAAAACCAGCAAAAATTATTTCTAAAAATGCGTCAAAAAATAGTGTGGAAATTTACGTTCCAATTTTACTGAAAGAAAGTAAGACTGAGAAATTTACGAAGGCACTCGACGACGCGACGCAGCAGATCCTCGACTCGCTCGCCGCGGAGTGGGAGGCGCTGGCGAAGGCCGCCGTCCTGCCGCTGACCGACGCGTCGACCGCGGGCGCCGACGCCGGCGCGCTGCAGCTCGACATCACCGGCGACGACATGCTCGGCCGGGTCAACACCGTGGCCCGGGAGTGGGCCGCGGACCGCGCCGCGGAGCTGGTCGGCATGCGGTTCACGGATGACGGCGACCTGGTTCCGAACCCCGACGCGCGCTGGGCGATCTCCGATACGACGCGGGAGAGGTTGCGCGACGCGATCGCGCGGGTCTTCGCGGAGGAGCAGCCGACGCTGAAGGACATCGAGGACGCGATCGCGGACGCGGGGATCTTCGACGACAACCGCGCGACGATGATCGCCCGGACCGAGGTCAGCCGGGCGCAGGCGCAGGGGAACCTCGACGCCTGGAAGACGAGCGGGATGGTCGAAGAGGTCAACTGGGTCCTGTCCGACGATCACGATGACGATGATATCTGCAATGAGAACGAAGAGGAGAGCCCGTACGCGCTGGGCGAGGTGCCGGAGTTCCCGGCGCACCCCAACTGCATGTGCGGGCTGACGCTCGGCCGGCTGAAGGGCGAGCCGGAGGACGCGGAGAAGGTGCTGAAATACTCGGATGACGAGGATCGCGACGAAAATGGACGTTGGACCGGTGGTGCCACGCACGGAACGTCGGTGTCCGCGGCGAAGAAGATCATGAAGGAAGGAATTAAATCAGGAAAAGTTTTAGGAAATGGGCAGCTCGGCTCTGCCTATGTCTCGCGCGACCCCGTGGTGGCGTTGTCGTTCGCGAAAGAAGCTGGGATGAACGAGTACACGCGGCTTTATCCTAACGCGCGCGTCGCTGAGCTTGACAGCAAAGCGAAGGCCGCTCTCGTGGTTCTCAAGCCTGGCGTAGAAAATAATTGGACACAGGAGCCCGATCGCCAGATTTTTAGGACCGAGAAGACGATTCCGGCTTCTAAGATTGATCGTGTGGAGATTTATTCGGTGAAGTCGATCAAGGATAGCATTGGCACGGGAAGTCTTCCGACCCCGGAAAAAATTATTCGCAAGGACGCTTCATCATCTGAGGAAGACACATTTTACATCGCGGCAATCTTTGAAGAGAATGCGGAGGAGAGCTAGCATGCCATACTCGACCGTAGATCAGGTTCCGTCCTACGTGCCGGCGGGAAAGCGCGCGCAGTGGATGGCCGTCTGGAACTCGGCGCGCAAGGCCGCGCTGAAGGACGGGATGCCGGACAAGGACGCGGAGGCGAAGGCGTTCCGCGAGGCCAACGGCGTCGCCGGGCCCGGGTCGGAGAAGATCACGAAGTATAGTGACGACCAAGAACGCGATGATCATGGACGTTGGACCGAGGCAGCTTCAACCAAGAAAGATCATCGTGATGCTATGAAGTGGCACGACGCGAAAGCGGCGGAGGAAGAAGCTGCAGGACATCCGGTGACGGCAGATTACCACCGTGAAGCTGCAGGAAAACATCAATATGCGGTCAGCATGGCAGGGAAAAATGGTCCTGGTGTTGACCCGGATCATTCAAAATCAGCAAATCGATCTTCAAAAGAAGCTAACCGGGCTTCTCAGTACGCGGCAAGACAAGATAAAGAAAAATCATCAGGAGGTGAAATGAAGAAGACCGAGGTGCCGGACAACGAGAAGCAGAGCCAGGTCGGGGTCGGCTACGAGAACCCGAGCTCCCGGCCGGGCGCGACGTGCGCCGGCTGCGTCCACTTCATCTCGCCCGACCGCTGCGAGCACGTGCAGGGCCCGATCGCCGCGGCGGCGTGGTGCCTGAAATTCATCAAGTGCGCTGAGGAGGAAAAGACCGTGACGACGACGCTCAAGAAGTTCATCCCGTTCGCGAAGGTGGACAACTCGATCGACCCCGCGACCAAGCTGCCGCGCCGCGAGGTGTGGGGCATCGTCACCGCCGAGGTCCCCGACAAGGAGGACGAGGTCTGCGACTACGCGAAGTCAAAGCCGTTCTACCAGGCGGTGATCGACGAGATGTCCAAGGCCACGGACGGCAGGAACATGTTCCCGCTGCGCGAGATGCACGGGCTCTCCGCCGCGGGCAAGTGCATTGGCTTCGAGTTCCGCGACGCCGACCGCGAGATCTTCATGGGCTTCAAGGTCGTCGACGACCAGGCCTGGAAGAAGGTCGACGAGGGCGTGTACACGGGCTTCAGCCAGGGCGGGTCGCTCGTCGGCGCGCTGGCGCCGGACCCGGTCTTCGAGGGCTGCATGCGCTACACGGCGAACCCGAGCGAGGTGTCGCTGGTCGACAACCCGTGCCTCGCGGCCGCGCACTTCGCGTACGTGAAGGCGGACGGCTCGGTCGAGCTGCGTAAGTTCAAGCGGACGGAGGTCGCGCCGACGTCTACGCGGCTCGAGAAGCTGGAAAAAGAAGTTGCGGATCTTCGTAAGGCGACGGGCACGGCCCCGCTCACGAAGACGGTCGACGGCGAGGCGCTCGCCGCGGACGCGTTCGCGATCGCCGGCGACGCGAAGAAAGTTTCCACGTGGCGGCTGCCGCTCAGGTTCGCGACGAAGCAGAAGTCGGCGGCCTACGTGGCGCGCGCCGCGCTGCTCGTCAAGTTCAGCCCGAGGCTGTTCACGGACGCGGAGGCGAAGCAGGCCCTGAAGGCGATCGCGACGGCCGCGGACTGGGCGGGGGTGGACCCGCTGGCCGTCGTCCTCGAGTTCATCAAGGTGGGCGACCTCCTGCGCGGCGGGCTGCGCAAGCGCGTCAACAAGCTGGCGAAGACCCGGGACCCGGGCCACCGGCTGAGCTTCGTGGACGCGGACCTCGGGAAGATGTCGATCGTCGCGCAGCGCCCGGCGAACGCGCAGGCGGACCTGGAGAAGGGCATGTACGAGGTCGGGCAGCTCGCCTGCCTCGTGCAGCAGCTCTCGTACCTCGTCTACGCCGCGGTGTACGAGCGCGAGCAGGAGCAGGACGGGTCGCTTCTCCCGCAGGACCTGACGGAGAACGTCGACGCGCTGCTCGACACGCTCGTCGCGATGCTCGCCGAGGAGGCGGGCGAGCTCAGCGAGGAGCTGAACTCGCGGGCCCACGGCGCCTAGGATTTTTCACGCAGTCGGAAGGATTCACCCGCCGATCGGTCGCGCGGCGGGATTCGGAAGCGAAGGAGAAACAACGATGAAGATTCAACTCGAAGACCTCGTGAAGGCGCACTCGGGCCTCGCGAGCCACTTCACGAAGGCGGCGGAGTTCCACGCCGCGGCGCACGACCTGCACAAGGCCCACGCCGCGTTCGCGAAGGCCACCGCCGACGGCATGGAGGACGGCGACGTCCACAAGGGCTACTTCACGAAGGCCGCCGGCCACCACGAGGCGCACGCCGCGCTCCACAAGGGCATGGCGGAGCACTCCGCCGGCATGGCCGCGGGCATGAACACCAAGGCCAAGGAAGTGGACCCGAACGACAAGGACGCCGTCGCGAAGGCCGCGCGGGAAGAGGCCGAGGCCAAGGCCGCGCTCGAGGCCGCCGCGGGCGGGACCGAGTCGGCGCTCGACAAGCTGATGACGGAGACCGTCGCGCGCGTCACGAAGAAGGCGCTCGAGGCCTTCGAGAGCGATCCGGCGATCGCCGCGCGCATTCAGGAGGGCGTGTTGAGCCGCGTGAACGCGGTGTTGGGAAGCACGATCGTCCCGACCAAGGTGAAGGGCGCGTTCGAGACGGCGCCGACGCTGATCAGGCGTCCCGGCCAGCCGGACCCGTCCGCCGCGGAGGTCGAGAAGGTCGACGCGTCGCTCCAGGACCTGGTGCAGGCGTAGCTCGCAGCGGTTTTGACCCGCGCGCCGGACGCGCCGCGGAAATTTTGGCAGCACAGGAGCTGAGAACAAAATGAAGATTCCACAGGAGCTATACGCCTACGCCACGCTCGAGAGCCGCGGGCAGATCGCGAAGGCGCTGCAGGACAAGGGGGTCGAGAGCCTCGTCAAGGCGGCTCGCGCCATCCCGCCGAAGGAGTGGTCGCTGGACCATCCACTCGTCAAGAAGGCGGGCCGCACCCTCGTCAAGGCCGGCGTCACCACGTCGCTCGGCTTCAACTTCTTCGACCTGCGCGGCCCCGCGCTGATGATCTTCCCGCTGCTCACCCCGTTCATCCAGATGATCGGGCGGCAGGGCAAGGTCAACGCGGGCGTCGGCACGGCGGCGCACTGGAAGGCCACGCGCAACCCGAACTCGAACTACACCTACGCCGGCGTCCAGGAAGGGCAGCGCAACGCGACGGCGACCCCGGACGAGATCGACTACCTGGCGACGTACAAGGAGCTCGGCATGGAGGGCGGCGAGACCTTCACCGCGCAGTACGCGGGCGAGGGGTACACCGACAACCTGGCCGACGAGCACTTCCGCAACCTGGCGCGCCTCCGGCTCCAGGAGGAGATGATCACCCTCTGGGGCAACTCCGGCGTCGCCACCGGCAACAACGGCTTCGCCCTCGGGCAGGCCACCACACCGACGCTCACGCTCGGCGCGGGCACGAGCCCGTTCGGGAACGCCGCCAACGTGTACGTCGCGGTGGTCGCGATCACCGGCATGGGCGTCAACCCCGGCGGGCAGGCCGGCTACGCCGCGCCGCCGACGGTCGCGGGCGGGCTCACCACGAGCTACACCCGCACGAACGCCGACGGCACGACCATGAACGTCAGCGCCGGCGTCAGCGCGATCTCGAACGTCTCGGCCGCGCAGCTCACGAACACGACCGCGCAGCAGGTGAACGCGTCGATCCCCGCGATGAAGGGCGCCGTGGCCTACGCGTGGTACGTCGGCGTCAACGCCAACTCCACGATCGGGACCCTGAAGCTGGTCGCGATCACCGCGTGGCCGTCGGTCACGCTGAAGACGCTGCCGGCGGTGGGGGCGCAGGCCGGGAACGCGGCGGGCCTCTCCGTCGACAACTCGTTCCAGCCCACGGACTTCGACGGGCTCGGCTCGTACTCCTTCACCAAGGGGAACTGGACGGACATGAACGGCGGCTCGTTCACCCCGCAGGGCAACGGCCAGGTGGCGGAGATCGAGTCCGACCTCGCCTTCCTCTGGGACAACTACCAGGCGCAGCCGGACGCGATCTGGTGCTCGGCGGACGTGCGCGCCGCGCTCGAGTCGGCGATCATCTTCTCGTCGACCGGGCAGAACTCGTTCATCTTCCAGTACGACCGGGCGACGCAGGACTCCGGCCTGCTGGGCGGGTTCATCGTCAGCGCCTACAAGTCGAAGTACTCGATCAGCCCGACGGGCGGCGTGGCGATCCCCATCCGGATCCACCCGATGTTCCCGGCCGGCACGCTCGTGTACGACATCAACACGAACCCCTACCCGCACTCCAAGGTCCCGGCGGTGCGGCAGTTCCTCATGCAGCGCGACTACTACTCGATCGAGTGGCCGATCGTCACGCGCATGTGGACGTTCGGCACGTACGTCCACGAGGTGCTCGCGCACTACATGCCGTGGATCACGGCGATCCGGACCGGCGTCGGCCCGTTCGTCAAGCCGGCCTAACCCGTTCCGCCGCCTAGCGCGGCGCTCACGTGCGGTGAAGGGGGCTGCGCATCCTGAAAAACGCAGATAATTTTTCGATGGCCGCGGCAGGAGCGTCCGGCCGGAAAGAGGAAAGATGAAGATCGCGGTGATGTACCCGAAGAACCCGTTCGCGAGCTGGTACACGCTTGGGGGCTACCGGAAGACGCTCGAGGCGATGGGCCACGAGGTCGTGGCCGTCGAGTTCCCCGGGAACAACGTCGCGGACGTCGAGCGGCTGCAGAAGCTCGCGCCGACGGCGGAGGAGCTGGGCGCCTGCGACCTGGTGCTGTCGACGTTCCACGAGTACGTCGTGCCCTGGCTGATGCCGGTCTACGGCCGCGAGGCCTGGGACCGGGTGATGGAGAAGGTCCCGGTGGTCGCGCGCTTCGACGAGTCGATGGACCGCCACGACCTGGGGCTGAACCCCGCGCGCGTCGAGGAGCTGAAGGCCTGGGCGCACGCGTGGAGCTTTCCCGCGGCGCAGGACGCGAAGCGGTACGGCGGCGCCTGGCACCCGTTCGGCGCCGACACGGAGATGTTCAGGCCCTACTGCCGGTGCGCGGAGCCGAAGGTGCTGGTGTCGCGCGATCGCGGCGCGTGGTGCGAGGCCTGCGGAAATTCGCTGAACTTCAAAAACGGAAAGAACCAGTCCGGGAAGTACCGCATCGGCTTCGTCGGGTCGTTCTACGAGATGCGCGCGAAGTACCTGCGCGCGCTCGCGCCGCTGCTGCCCGACGACCTGACGTTCCACGCGGGTCCGTGCTTCGTGCAGGACCTGGACGGGGTCGCGGCCGAGGCGTCGACGTTCCTCCTGGCCGAGAACTACGCGAAGCTGAAGATCTTCTTCTGCCTGCCGCCGATGAGCCGCCTGCTGGTCGCGAAGGTGTTCGAGGTGATGGCGACGGGCACGTTCCTCATGTACCCGCGCCTGCCCGGCGACGCCGGCGAGAACCTGGAGATCTTCCAGGACGGGGTGCACCTCGCGTACTACGAGCCGGGGAACCTGAAGAGGAACGCGGCGCAGATCAGGAGCTGGCTCGAGCAGGACGCGGCGCGCGAGGCGATCGCGAAAGCCGGCGGCGAGCTGGTCAGGTCGCGCAACACGCTGCGCGGGATGCTCGAGTGCCTGGTCGGCATGGCGGGCAAGAAGACCGAGAAGTACGACGCGGACGTGCCCTACCGGTTCGAGAACAAGCCCGCCGCGAAGAGCTCGTCGAGTGTGCGGATCTTCGTGCCGCCGACGTCGATTGAGCGCGGGCGAAAGAAGACGATGACGGACGCGGAGACGAAAGAGTCGCCGGCCGAGAGATATGACGCCATGCACCTGATCGGCGGAGGCGAAAAGTGAGGCCGCGCGTCTACCGGTTCCCGGACACGCGAAACTGGGGCGACGTGTTCACGTCGTTCCTGCTGCGCGAGTGGCTGGGGCTGGACTTCGACGAGACGGAGAACGCGTCGGACGCCGACGTGTTCGCCTGCGGGTCGCTGGTCGAGCGGGTCCCCGACGGGTTCACGGGCCACGTGCTGGGCTGCGGCGCGGGATATGCGTCGACGCGCCGGAACCTGCAGAACATTCAGGGGCCGGGTCTGCTGCGCGGCGCGCTCACCGCAAAGCGGTGTGGATACAACTTCATCCGCCTCGGTGACCCCGGGCTCTTGGCGTCGCGGTTTGCCACGCCGGGGCTGAAGAGGTCCTACGGGCTCGGGGTCATCCCCCACACCGTGGACAAGAACAACGGGGAGCTCGCCTACTTCGCGGACGCGCTGGGGGCGCTGCTCATCGACATCGAGGCGGGCGTGCGCGAGGTGATCGACGCGATCGCGCAGTGCCAGCGCGTCGTGTCGTCGTCGCTCCACGGGCTCGTGATCGCCGACTCGCTGGGCGTGCCGTCCGCGTGGTGGCAGCCGCAGCCGTCGAAGCTGCTGGGCGACGGGTTCAAGTTCTACGACTACTACTCGGCGTACGGCGAGCTGGCGAGCCCGTCGCGGACGATCGAAGACGCGGTCTGCCAGACGCGCGACGTCGAGAAGAACCGGCACGACGTCTCGGAGGTATTCCAGGAGTTTGCCTACGTCATGGCGAACGGCCCCCTGGCCAAAACGGAGGCGACGGTGTGAACAAGATCGCGCTCACCTTCGACGATGGCCCGAACGCGCGGCACACGGACGAGCTGCTGGCGGTGCTCGCGCGGCACGGGGTCAAGGCGACGTTCTTCATGATCGGGAAGTTCGCGGCGCAGCTGCCCGAGGTCGCGAGGCGCGTGGCGATCGCGGGGCACGCGATCGGGAACCATACGATGAACCATGCGCGGCTGACGGAGCTGGCGGAGGAAGACATCGCGCGAGAGATCTCCGACTGCGACGGCGAACTTGGGAAGATTGTCGGAGAACACTCGCTTTTGTTCCGCGCGCCGTTCATGCTCTCGAACGCTGTCGTGGAGAAGATCGTCGAAGACTACGGTTTGACCCCGGTCGGGTACGATGCGGCCGGCGGCGACGGCGCGCCGCGCACCGCGGACGAGATCTTCGCGAAGGTCGTCAACGAGCTAGGCGACGGGGGCGGGACCGTGCTGCTGCATGACGGCTGCCACCACGACGTGAATGCCGACCGGTCGTCGACCATCGAGGCCGTGGACCGGCTGATCGCGCGCCGGAAGTGGAAAGACGGATTCGAGTTCGCGCTTCCGCAGGAGCTAACCTGATGGCGAAGGAGCTCGAGGTGAAAAGCTTAACGCCGGCGATGCGCGAGCGCTGCGAGCGGACGATCGGGTCGAACCCGTTCTTCCTGCTCGTCGCCGACGCGCTCGCGAGCGGGACCGCGCTGTCGGTCGTCCGCATGGGCGACGGCGAAAAGCGGCTGTTCGAGCACTGCGCGAGCCACGGCGGCGAGGTCGTCCCGCCCAACTCGCCGTTCGACCGCGCCTGGCTGCGACAGATGGGGTGCCTCGGCATCCCGTGCGGCGAGCTGTACGTCCGGCTGAAGCGCGCCGCGGAGGAGTGCACGTACTTCGCTCCGCAGCTGATGGGGGCGCAGCGCCCGGAGTTCGACGTCGCGGCGACGTTCAGGCCGCGCGACCGGTACGTGGACAACTGGTTCGTGCGCGAATGGGAGACGAAGCTGCAGGACGCGCTGCTGCGCGCGGCGAAGAAGGTCTGTTTCATCCACGGGGACGAGGCCGTGATTGGGAAGTTTCGAAAGAGGTTCATCGGCTCCGCGCCGAACGGGCTGCTCGCGGTCCACCAGCTGTGCTGCTGGAAGGAGTCGGACGAGGTGGTCGAACGCGTGAAGAACGACGACGCGCCGCTGGTGCTATACGCCGGCGGTCCCGCGGGCAAGTTCATCGGCCCCGCGATCGCGTCCGGCGGCGGGCGGCCGAAGGTCGTGATTGACCTTGGGCAGGCCGCGGCGAAGGAGTGGCTGTGATCTCGGTCCTGTGCCCGACTCGGGGAAGACCGAGGATGGCGGCGGATATGATCGCAAGCGCCTGCGCGACGTCGCGCGGAATGGGCCACATCGAATTTTTGCTCTACGTTGATAATGATGATCCGTCGCTCGACGAATACCGAAAGATTCACGCGGTTCACACGCGTGGAGAAGACAGCAGTAGGGACCTGGTGACTTTGATCGTCGGCCCGCGGATGACGAAGATGACCGAGTATTGGAACATCTTGGCGCGCGCCGCGAAGGGCGATATTTTTCTGCAGGCCAACGACGACATCGCCTTCAGAACCACGGACTGGGACAAGATGGTGCAGGACGCGTTCGACGCGTCGCCCGACAAGATCCTGCTCGCGCACGGCGACGACCTCGGCTGCGGCGGCGCCCGCGCCGGCGCGCACTGCTTCGTCCACAAAAAGTGGGTCGACGCGGTCGGGTACTTCATCGCGCCGCACTTCTCGTCCGACTACGGCGACACGTGGCTCAACGACGTGGCGAACGAGCTCGGCCGGCGCGTGGTCCTGCCGGTCGTCATCGAGCACCTGCACGTGATCTACCGCAAGATGGAGCCCGACGCGACGTACCGGGAGCGCCTCGCGCGGCATGCGAAGGACGACGTGGACCAGCTCTACAAGGACCTGACGCCGCGCCGCGCGCTCGACGTCGCGAAGCTTCGCTCCGCAATCGCGGGCCGGCCGCTGTGGACGATCATGGTGCTCACGCAGCCGAGCCGGGAGGAGTACCTGAAGCGGCTCAAGACGCGCCTGCTTCCGCAGCTTGGAGGCGCGCCGGTCGACCTGCTGATCGAGCCGTGTGACACGCGCCTGACGGTCGGCGCGAACCGCCGGCGCATGACCGAGAAGGCCGCGGGGGAGTATGTCAGCTTCATTGACGATGATGATCTGGTCGCGGAGGACTACGTCGCGCGGGTCCTGCCGCTGCTCGACGGGGTCGACTACGTCGGCTTCCGGGTGCAGACGTTCGTCGACGACCACGCGATCGAGCCGACGCACCACGCGCTTAAGTACGGCGGGGTCGGCTACGACGAGCGGATGAAGCGGAACTACCGTGACATCTCGCATCTGAACCCCGTGCGCCGCGAGCTCGCGCTCAGGGGCGTGATGGACGGCGGGGTCGGCGAGGACAGCCGCTGGGCCGACAGCCTGCGCGAGCAGGGGCTTTTGAAGACCGAGCACGTGGTCGACGAGAACGAGGTCATGTACTTCTACTACGCGCGCAGCCGCAAGGACGACGCGGACTACAAGTTTGTGACGATGCCGCCGGAGACGGTCGCCACCAAGTTCGACGGCATCGGCTTTGCCCGGGAGACGAAGACGTGCCCGCACTGCGGGTCGGGCGCGACGGCGCCCGGGAACGGCGCCATGATCTGCAATCAGTGCGGGAAGGGGTTCTGATGGGAATACTGACGACCGCGTCGCGTAACTACTGGGACCGGCGCCCGTGCAACGTGGGGCACAGCCCGGCCGAGGTCGGCTCGATGGCCTGGTCGCGCGAGGTGACGTCGCGGAAGTACACGGTCGAGCCGCACATCCGGCGCTTCGCGGACTTCGACCGGTGGCGCGGGAAGGACGTGCTTGAGGTCGGGTGCGGCATCGGCACCGACACGCTGGAGTTCCTGCGCGCCGGCGCGCGAGTCGACGCGATGGACCTGTCGCAGGCATCGATCGACCTGGCGAAGAAGCGCTGCCGGGACTTCGGGGAACGCGTCAAGTTTATCTGCGACGACGCCCAGAACTGGGTGCCGTGGCTGAACAACCCGCACTACGACCTGGCGTACTCGTTCGGGGTTATTCACCACGTGGAGCACCCGAAGACGGTTCTCGAGGCGATGCGCTCGGCGCTGAAGCCTGGCGGCGAACTGCGAGTCATGCTCTACGCGCGGCGCAGCCTGAAGTTCCTGCTCGGCGAGCGGCCGGAGGCGCAGGCCGGGTGCCCGATCGTGAACTGGTACTCGGAGCGCGAGGCGCGGCGCCTGGTCGAGTCCGCGGGCTTCGAGATCATGAGCGTCGAGAAGACGCACATCTTCCCGTGGCGCGTCAAGGACTACGTGAACCACAGGTACGTAATGAGGTGGCCGTACCGGCTGATGAGCGAGGGGCTCTTCCGCTGGCTCGAGCGGCGCGCGGGGCACCACCTGCTGGTCATCGCGCGCAAGAAGATGGAGATCAAGTTCAAGGACTCGATCGAGGTGAACTATTGAGGCTGACGGAGCTCGAGCCGAAGTTCCTGAAGGTCACCGTGCCGAACAAGGAGTACGCCTACGTCGAGACCATCGCGGAGGCGGACGGGGTAGACTTCCTCTGCCCCGAGTGCTTCCGCAGGCGCGGCGAGGCCCGCGGCGTCCATGGGGTCATCTGCTGGCGGCCGGCGGTGCCGTTGACGGAGAACATCGGCCCGGGGCGGTGGGAGCTGACGGGAAACAACTTTGAGGACCTGACGCTGGTCGCCGGGTCGAGTTCGGTGAAGCTGACGGGCGGCTGCAACGCGCACTTTCTAATCGCGAATGGGGAGATCCAGTTCTGTGACGACTCAGGAAAATAGCTTCGGGCGGGGGATCGCGGTCTGCGGGCTCGGCCGCCTGGGCGCGCCGGTGGCGGCGGCGTTCGCCGCGTCGGACGTGCCGGTGATCGGGCTCGACGTGGACGAGGCGAAGGTCCGCCACGTCAACGAGCGGCGCGCGCCGACGGTCGAGCCGGACCTGCAGGCCTACCTGGACCTGTTCCAGGTTCGCAACAACCTACGGGCGACCGCGGACCCGGCGATGGCCGTGGCGTCGTCGGACGCCTGCATCTTCGTGACGCCGACTCCGTCGCTTGACGACGGGAACTTCAACCACGACCTTCTGCTCGCGGCGGTCGAGTCGATCGCGCAGCAGGTGCGGAACCAGAAGCGCCGCAACTATCTGTTCATCGTCAGCTCCACCGTGGCCCCGAAGACGATGCAGAAGCGCGTGCGCCCCGTGATCGAGCGCCACCTCGGACGCGTCCCGTTCCTCCTGGCCTACAAGCCGGAGTTCATCGCGCTCGGGACGGTGCTGCGCGACCTGCACTACGCCGACGTGATGCTGATCGGCGAGGACTCGGAGGAGGCGGGCGACCGGGTCGAGGGGCTCTACCGGCTGATGGCGCTCGGCCCCGTGAACGTGCGGCGCATGAGCCTGGTCGAGGCCGAGCTGGCGAAGATCAGCCTCAACTGCGCGGTCACGATGAAGATCAGCTTCGCGAACCAGGTCGGGCTCGTCGCGCGGCGGCTCGGCGCGGATCCACACCGGGTGCTCGCCGCCGTGGCCTGCGACAAGCGGATCGGACCCGGCGCGCTGCGCGCGGGGCTGCCGTACGGCGGACCGTGCTTTCCGCGCGACAACCGGATGTTCCGCTTCGTCGCGGCGACCTACGGGGTGCAGGTTCCGCTCGCGATCGCGACGGACGTGGTGAACAAGATGGTGCTCGATGACATCCTGGAGAATCTGCTCGGGCGCGGCGGCGCCATCGGCATCCTCGGCCTGGCCTACAAGCCGGGCACGCCGGTGCTCGACGAGTCGCCGGGGCGGTGGTGGCTGCGCGCGCTGACGCAGAAACACCGGACGGCGCGCGCGCACGACCCCGTGGCGCCCCACCCGCACTCGCTCGAGGACGTGCTGAGCTGCCAGACGGTGGTGGTGGCCACGGCCTGGCCGGAGTACGAGTCCCTGACTCTGCTGGCCGACGCGGTCCTGATCGACCCGTTCGGCGCCGTGAAGGAAGTGAGACGGCACGCGCGGGCACGAGTCGCGCCGCAGCCGGTGATGGAGATGGCGGAATGAGCATCAAGGGAAAGAGCCTGCACCTGCTGACGCCCATGTATGGCGGGGTCAACACGGTGAACTATTTCGACGCGTTCCAGAAGCTGGTGATCGCGGTGCAGAAGTACGGCATCCCGTTCTGGTACTCGAACATCTGGAACGAGTCGCTGGTCACCCGCGCGCGGAACAAGCTCGCCGACACGTACCTGAAGGAGGGCGAGGCGACGCACGCCGTGTACATCGACGCGGACATCGGGTTCGACGCGGACGAGCTGCTGTCGATGCTCGAGCGCGAGGACGAGGACATCATCGTCGCGCCGTGCTCGAAGAAGAGCGTGCGCTGGGACCGGGTGCAGCGCATGATCCGGAAGAACCCGGGGCGCGAGTACACGGGCGAGGAGCTCCGCCGCGCCGGCGGCGACCTGGTCTTCAACTTCGAGGCGTTCGAGGGAGAGCGCACCTGGGACCTGCAGAAGATGTGGGACCTTCGCAACGGCGGCACGGGCATCATGATGATCCGCCGAGGAGTGTTCGAGAAGTTTAAGCAGGAGTACCCCGACCGGTGGTACGAGCCGCGGTCGGACGACACGGTGCTCCCGGGGCCGATCCACGACTTCTTCCGCGCGGGCATCAACCCGGACACGCGCGAGTACGACTCGGAGGACTACTGCTTCTGCATCGACTGCAAGCGGATCGGCTTCAGCGTCCGTCTGTGCCCGTGGGTGCGGACGACGCACATGGGGTCGAACCTGTTCTACGGCGACCTGCCGGCGGTCTCGAAGCTGGCGGGGGAGCTGTGATGAGCTCGCAGAATTTTTCGCGGCACGAGCGCGGAGTTTAGGAAGATTGACCCAGGAGGAACGACCATGAACGCAGAACCGATCTTCACCGACGACCGAGGGAGGCCGATCAAGGAACCTCGCAAGACGCTGCGGGCGAAATTCAGCGGGCTGAATCCAACGCAGAAGGCGTTCGTCGGAATGGTGATCTTGTTCCTCACCGCGCCGATTCTGATGGCGGCGGTGACGCAGATCGACCTGTCCACGCAGGCCAAGGGGACGCTGGCGACCAGCAACGGAGGCACGGGCACCACGTCGACGCTCTCGGGCGTCGTGCGCGGCGGCAGCGCGTATACCGCGGCCGAGCTCTCGGGCGACGCCACCACCTCCGGGTCCAACGCCGTGACCGTGGTGAAGGTGAACGGAACGACCGTCCCGACCAACGCGGCCGCCGACCAGGTCATCCGCACCACCTCCTCCGGCGTCGCGACCTGGGGAACCCTCGCCGACACCTCCGCGGGCGGGCTGGCCGAGACGTACAACACCTCCACCCACGCGTTCGGCACCATCTCGGTCTTGTCGGGGTCGTTCGCGGACAATGAGACTCCGTCCGGCACGATCGACGGGTCCAACACCGTGTTCACGCTGGCGCACACGCCCAGCCCGGCCGCGTCGCTCACTTGCATGAAGAACGGCCAGTGGCAGATCGCGGGCGGCGCGGACTTCACGCTCGCCACCGCGACGATCACCTACACGGCGGGCGGCAAGCCGCTGACGGGCGACGCGATCCGCTGCAATTACCGGTTCTAGCGATTTCGAGCGATGAAGAAGACACCCAAACTCGTCCTATACCTGACGTCGATCCTGACGCTGGTGTTCTGCGCCGCCGCGACCACGCTGATCGACGCGGCGCACCAGCTGACGGGGACCGTCGGCGTCGCCAACGGCGGCACCGGCCTCGCCACGCTCACGGCGAACCAAATCTACAAGGGCAACGGCACCTCGGCGATCGCGGTCACGACGTGCGACGACGGCGGGACCACGGCGAACACGCTGACCTGCACGGACACGGCGGGGATAGTCGCGCCCTCGTTCGCCCCGTCGGGAACCACGGCGACGTTCATGGACTTCGCGCAGGGATCGGATTCCTCCGCGGCGGCGCTGTGCGCGACGGCGAACAGCATCTGCTTCCAAGGTCCGACGAGCGTCACGAAGCAGCTTCGCACGTGGGCGGGCACCCCGGCGACGGGGATCGAGCATTGGACGAACACGAGCGGCTCGATGCCTGAGACCATCAGCGCCGTGGACCTGGCCAGCGCCGACGTGACAGGGATACTCCCCGCGGCCAACGGGGGCGTGGGCACCCAGCTTACGATGTCGACGATCCCGTTCTACGCCCAGTCCAGCACGCAGGCTTACTCTTCGCTGACCACCCGGGAGGCCTACTACTTCGAGGTCACCAAGCCGATCACCGTCAACAAGATGTACTGGTGGATCTCGACGAATACCACGACGGGCACGGTCAAGAACTGCGTCTACACCGCGAACGGGGCGACGAAGGTCATCGACGTCACCACGACGCCGACCGGAAGCACGGGGGTGCAGACCGCGACCGTGTCCGCGGTCTTATTGAACCCCGGCGGATATTACATGGTCCTCGGGTGCGCTACCACCTGCAGCCACACGGCGGTGGCCGCGCCGGTCGAGGCGACGAGCACGATGTACGGCGCGGGCACGCCGGCCGGGAAGACGGTTTGGCACGGGACGGTCAGCCACACTAGCGGGACGTGCAACACCACGCTGGGCACGGTAACGGGCGCCGTCGACAAGACGATAGGATTCAGACTGGACAACTGAGATGAGAGAACTTCTAGCGATTGTCATGTGCCTCGCCGCGGTTCTTCCGCAGGGCATCGGCGGCAAGGCCGGCGGGATGGGCGGCAAGGCCGGCGGCGTCGGGGGCGGAAGCAACTGGCACGTCGTCAATTACTGCGACAACATCGGCGGGGTCGTCGGGACCTGCACGGTCGGGACCTGCACCACCAGCACGTGCACCTTGACCGTCGCGGCGATCAAAGCCGGGGACCTGGTCTTCACGGCGCTGGTGAGCGGCGTCGTGAGCAACACGATTTCGACCGACGTGATTTCGGGGGAGAGCTTCTCGAACTGCGCGGCGGGGTTCCAGGTCAGCCTGGCCGGAACCGGAAGCAACGACTGCCGCTACGTCCTCGCGGCGGCGGGCGGGGGAACGTCCGTGACGATGACGCCGACCACGACCGGCGGCGGCGGAAACGTCTACGCGATCGTCGAGGTCGGCCCGGTCGTCGGCCATGTCCCCTCCGTCGACGGCTCCCCGGTGAGCACGACGAACGCGTCGTGCTCGTCGTGCGTCACGGCCACGTTCACGCCCTCGGCGAACGACGTCGTGTTCCAGGTGATCGGGTCCAGCCAGACCCCGACGGCGATCTCCGGGGCATATCTGAATCCGGACGGCGTCACCGGCAGCATCATGGGGATCGGCGCGAACCTGACGGCGGCGCAGGCGCCGACCTGGACGGTGTCTCCCTCGGGAGGCGCCGTCATGTCAACGATAGGATTCAAATGAGCGGGCGGTCCAAGTACTCTTGGTGGAGGTCGAAAGTGCGGCAGCGCGCCCGGCTTCGCAAGCGCGAAGTCCAGCTGGACGCCGAAATTTTTAAGCTCTGCATGGAGATCCAGAGCGAATTGTTCGGCGCGGCGGTGTCTCTCCTGAGCCCCGCCGAGTTCAGGGTCTACGAGCTGGTCCGCGTCGGCCGCGCGAACAAGGAGATCGGCAGCGCCCTGAACATCTCGGAGCGCACCGTAAAGTTCCACGTCTCCGCCATGCTGGCCAAGTTCGGGGTGGCCAAACGCCAAGAGCTGCAGAGGAACGAGATAGTCTCGATCTCGTCGATGGAAAACGTGGTTCCGATTCAGGGGAAAAAAGCAGGCTAAATCGAAGTCCAAGGAGAAAAACATGAAGACAACGTTGAAGATTTGCATCGCACTGGTTCTTGTGGCCTGCGCGACGGCGGCGCAGGCCGCCCCGAGGCTGACGGGGCTTCCGCTCGCGCGAAGGGAAGCGCTCGCCGTCCCGAGCTTGAAGGGCGTCGTGCCGGTCGCAGCCGAACGGCCGGTTCTGAGCCTGAAAACGGCGGAACCTCCGGCCGGCGCGTGCCCCGGCTCCGCCGTGCACTGCGTCATCTCGACGTGGACGGCCTCGAGCGACGGCGCGGCGAACCCGACGCTCGCCTACAACTTCTACCTCTGGCCGGTAGGCGGAACGGCGCCGGTCTGCACGGCGACGGGTCCGTGCACGGGCGCCGCGCCCGTGAACGCGGCCCCGGTCGCCGCGGGGTGCTCGGCCGCGTGCGGGTTCACGGATACGGCGGTCGTTCCGGGCAAGTTCAACGCCGCGGTGACGGCGATCCTCAACGGCGTCGAGTCTTTTCTCTCGAACGTGATCTTCGTCACGATCGCCCCAGCGGCCCCGGTGCTGAGCGGATCGGGGCAGTAGCGTGGATCCCCGCGGCGAGCGGTACGTGGACAGGCATCCGGAGGCGGAGCACTCGCCGGACGTCGCGGCCGTGATGCTCCGCGGCGAGCCGCGCTGGAACGTCATCGTCTTTCTGTTCGTCGTCCTGGCGGCCGCGATCGCGCTGGCCGCCTTCGGGTGCGGGAACCAGCCGCCGCCGGTCGTGACGGTCCACGGCGCGAGCCTGACGTGGACCGACGCCGACGCGGCGAGCGTGAGCGGCTACAACGTCTACCGCAGCGCGGCGAGTGGCGGGCCTTATTCGCTGCTGGGCTCGACCTCCGCGCTGAAGTACCTGGACGCGTCCGCTCCGGCGGGGTCGACGTTCTTCTACATCGTGACATCGGTCGAGGCGGGCGCGGAGAGCGCGCGCTCGAACGAGGTCAGCGTGACGGTACCATAGGAGAAAAAGCGTGACGCCGATCCTAGACCAGTTCACCGGGGACGGAACCACCCAGATCTTCGCGCTGACGCGCGCGCCCCGCCCCGGCGCGCCCGTGCTCGTGTGGTGGAACGGCCTCCTGCAGTCGACGCCGGCCGACTACGTCGTCGCGGGGCAGGCCGTCGCGCTGACGCTGGTCCCCGCGCTCGGCGACCCGGTGCAGGTCGAGTACTACCCGGCCGTCACGGCGTCGGGCACGTTCGCCGCGCCGGTCGATCTCACGAGCCTCGACGCGGTGAAGCAGCGCGCCGAGCTCGACCCGAAGAAGGCCTACGACGACGACGTGGAGATCCAGGCCGCGATCACGGGGTTCAGCCGGTACGTGCTGAACAAGTCCGGCGTCGCGACCCTGAACTCGGTCGCGTCGCTGCTCGAGACCTACGACGGGAACGGCAACGAGCGGCTGTTCCTGCGCTCGCGGCCGATCCTGACCCTCTCGCCCGTCACCGTCAGCGGCGTCACGATCCCCGTGTCCACGGGCTTCGGGGTCTGGGGCGTGTTCGTCGAGGACTCGAAGAAGTCGATCGCGATGCGCTCCGGGCCGGCCGGCGGCACGCGGTTCCAGGGCGGCTGGGTCGCGCCCGGGGCCTATGGCGGGTGGGGCGGGAAGGTGCGCGGCCCGAACTTCCTGCTCGGGACCGGCAACGTCCAGGTGCCTTACACGGCGGGATACCCGCCGCAGCCCGTCGAGAACGAGCCGCAGACGGTCGCGGACCAGACGATCGTCCTCGCCGAGTCTCCGTGGGTCGCGGATGGCGGAGTGGTCTACGCGTCGAACCTCGTCCCGCTCGCCGCGGTGGCGGGCTCTCCCGCCGCGGGCCAGTACGTCGTGGCGGACGGGCTCTACGCGTTCAACGCCGCGGACAACGGGCAGAAGATCTTCGTCTCCTACTCGGTGGCGCGCGCGCCGGAGGACCTCGAGTACGCGGCGCGCTGCGCGTGCGCGATCAACTACAAGCGCAAGAGCTGGCAGGATCAGGCGAGCCGCACCGTGTCGAGCGCGGGGAGCTCCGCGACGACGCGGTACCGCGACTGGGAGTGGCCGCCCGAGGTCCAGTGCGTGATCGACTACTACATCCGGAGGAGCGTCACGTGATCCAGCTTTCGTTCAACGGCACGGACAAGCGCGTGGAGCTGGCGATCCGGGAGAAGGGGCCGGCGGTGCGCGCGGAGCTCAATGCCGAGATGGGGCGCATGATGCTCGAGCTCCTGCGCCGCGTGCAACAGAAGCTGTCGGGCGAGGTGCTACACGTGAGGAGCGGGAAGCTCCTCGGATCGGCCCACGTCGAGCCGACCGTGTCCACCGCGACGTCGATCGTCGGCCGCGTCACGGCGGCCGCCGGGCCGGCGTTCTACGGGAAGTTCCACGAGAACGGCGGCACGCGCTGGTACGACATCGTGCCGGTGAACAAGAAGGCGCTGGCGTTCTTCCCGGGCGGGTCGTTCGGCGCGGGGTTCGGGCAGACCGGGATCCGCCAGCTGCGCTTCGTGCAGGGGAAGAACCGCGGCTCGCTGCGGCCGGGGCAGTACGACGCGTTCGCGAAGGCCGGCGGGATCGTGGTGATGAAGGTGCACCACCCGCCGCTGCCGGTGCGGAGCTTCATGCGCTCGTCGCTCGCCGAGCTGCGGGACAGGATCACGCGGCAGCTGCACGCGGCCGCCGCGCGCGGGGTGAGGAGCTAGATGCCGGCGATCGTGAAATACGACGACCCGACGTACCTGGAGGCCGTGTACGCGGCGCTGTTCGCGAAGCTGCAGACGGCGGCGCTCCCGGCGGGGTTCCAGTTCCAGTCGGCGCTGCGCGTCAGCGTCTGCCCTGACGAGGTCCCCGCGGCGGAGCAGCCCGCGCTGCGGCTCGCGCCGGGTCCGCTGCACGTCGAGCAGAAGAGCGTGATGGGGCCGACGAAGTGGGTGTTCACGGCGATGGCGGTCGTCTACATCCGCGCCGACGGCGCGGCCGCGGCGACGGGGCAGCAGAACCCGCTGCCGGCGACGATCGTCAACTACTTCGTCTGGGCGCTGACCCAGGCGCTGGCCGGCGGCGACGCCTACAACGCGACGAAGCAGACGCTGGGCGGGCTCGTCGAGAACTGCTGGGCCGAGGGGGAGATCACTCCGGAGACCGAGGGCGAGCAGATCGTGTTCGGGGTGCCGATCCTGATGCTGCCGGGGCCGGTGGCGTGAGAGTTTATCGGATGTTAATGTTTTAGGAGGTTTACTCAGTGAATATACAATTCGGTAGCGGGGTTCTCTACGGAAAGCCGTCGGCGGGAAACTTGCCGGCGAACCCGACTCCCTTCAAGTTCGGCGTGCTGCAGGAGTGCAACGTCGACTTCAAGGGCGACCTGAAGAAGCTCTTCGGGCAGTACCAGCTCCCCGTGGCGACCGCGCGCGGGAAGCTCGAGGTCAACATCAAGGGGAAGCTCGCCGTGTTCGACATCGGCATGCTGAACCAGGTCTACTTCGCGCAGACCCAGACCCCGGGCTACAACAAGGTCTCGGACGGCGGCATCGGCGCGGCGCAGGCCGTGAACGCCACGACGAACACGGCGACCGTGTCCAACACCCCGATCGTCGAGGACTGGGGCGTGCAGGACGGCGTGACCGGGCAGAACCTGGTCTACTCGGGCGGCGGCGCGCCGGCGGCCGGGCAGTACAACGTCAACCTGACGAGCGGCGTGTACACGTTCAACAGCGGCGACGGCCGCACCTCGGTGCGCATCAGCTACACCTACGCGTCGAACGTGACGGGGCAGGTGACGGTGTCCCTGGCCAACCAGCTGATGGGGTACGCCCCGGAGCTGTCGATGCTGCTCTACGACAACTTCCGGTCGAAGTACCTGGCGCTGGAGCTCAACGACGTGACGCTCGGCTCGATCTCGATGCCGACGAAGCTCGAGGACTTCTGGATCTCGGACTTCGACGGCTCGGCGAACGCGGACGCGTCGAACAACCTCGGCAAGCTGATGGCCGACCTCGCCTAGCCTGGCGAGGAGCGGCAATTGAGAGGGCGGGGGCGGCAGGACCGGCCCCCGCGCCCCTCGGAAAAGGAAGACCATGGAAGAGCGGGTCAAGTACGACGGGGAAAGAATCAAGCTGGGCGACCGCGAGTTCGTCATCCCGTGCCTGACAGTGAAGCAGGCCAAGAGGATGTGGACGCAGATCACGGAGCTCGACAAGGGGATCACCGAGCAGAACCTGCCGGAGAAGTACTCGTCAGCGGTCGAGGTCATCCACGCGGCGCTCTCGCGCAACTACCCGGACTTGAAGGTGGACGAGCTCGAGGAGCTGCTCGACGTGAGGAACCTGCGGGCGGCGATGCTCGCCGTGATGGGGCGATCGGGGCTCAAGCCGCGCCCGGGGGACGAGCCGGCGGCGGGACCCACCGCGTCCTGAGCTGGGCCCGGCTGTACGGGCTCATCATCACCGCCACCGGCTGGACGTTCGAGTACGTGGACGACATCGACCTGCCCCGCGCGCTGGAGCTTGCCGGGTTCGCCGGGGAGGAGTCAAGGGCGGTCCGCGGGGAGTTTCGCGGCGACGCGGCCGAGAGTCCGCGGAGCGAGATCGACCCGGCGGCCGTCTCGAAGCTCTCGACGATGCCGGGGCTGGGCGGCATGCACCAGCTGACCGACGCGGCGCGCGAGGCGATCGCGTGGGCCGAGCGGATGAAGGAGAAGCACAAGATCTCGTAGAGACCCTATGGCGACCAACGACACGGTTCTAGAGGTAGGCGCGCTCATCGACCTTGGGCAGTTCACCCCCGGGGTTCAGACGATGGCGTCGGAGACCCACGCCGCGACCGAGGAGATGAACACCGACTTCGACCGCGTGGTCAGCGGGTCGAAGAAGCTCGGCTACAGCATGACCGAGGCGCGCCACACGGTGGTCGGCCTCGGCGAGGAGATCGGCGTCCACGTCCCGCGCGTCATCTCGACCTTCATCGCGTCGATCGGGCCGATCGGGTCGATCCTCGCGGCCGCGTTCGCGCCGATCGCGCTCATCGGGATCGTGCAGCTCCTCGGGCAGGTCGGGCAGAAGCTCGCCGAGCTCAGCGAGCAGGAGGAGAAGACCAGGACCGACGTCGCGAACTTCGACCGCGAGATGAACGCGTCGGCCGAGGCGCTCGACCGGGTGAAGGAGAAGGCCGCGGAGCTCGCCGGGGGGCCGCTCGCAGGCCTGGCGGCCGAGATGGCGCTCGCCGGCGACAAGACCCTCGACATCTCGAAGTACGTCGAGGAGCTGAACAAGAGGCTGGCCGACTCGCCGGGGTTCTGGCGCTCCGTCGGCGGCGCGATCGGCGGCGCGGCCGTCGACGCGTGGCACCTGTTCGACGACGCCGCGGACGACGCGGAGCGCACGTCGAAGGACTTCAACCAGGAGCTGGCCAACTCGGTCAAGCAGTCGCGCGACCTGGGCGGGGCGATCGACCTGATGGCGGGGCGGCTTCGGTCCCTGAAGGACGCAAAGGCCGGGGTGAACCTCGCCGCGTACACCGTCGCGCAGGACGAGGAGTTCGACCGGCAGATCAAGATCACGGCGCAGGCCCTCGCGCACCTGAAGGAGATGCAGGCGAAGTTCGACCAGGAGAAGGCGAACCAGGCCAGCGAGGCGAGCCTGAAGCTCCTGAGCGAGCAGGAGAAGTCCGTCCTAAAGCAGAACGAGCTGGAGTCCGCCCGCGTCGCATTGCTGCGCAGGCTCGGGCTGCAGACAGAGGAGGAGACGCGCTCCAGCCTCCTGCGTCTCGAGGACGAGCGCTTCCGGATCGCGTCGGCCGGGGTCGCCCGCCAACGCGTCCTTCTCGAGCAGCAGGCGAAGGCGCAGCCCGGCGTGGACTTCGCCCAGGCGCGCGCGGGGCAGGACGCGCAGGCCGCGGAGCTCTTCCAGGAGCACGAGAAGAAGAGGTTCGAGATCTCAAGCGCGACGGACGACAAGATCACCGCGCGGGACAACGCGCTGGCGCTTCAACGCGTGACCGGGGCGAAGGAGGTGGCCGCCGCGGTGGCGGCCGCCGCGACCGCGGAGGTCGAGCGCGAGTTCCAGGCGCGCGAGGTCACAGCCGAGCGCGAGACCCAGGTGCTGCGGGCGCAGGCGGAGAAGCGGCAGCGGGCGGAGCAGGACGTGCTGGACGAGCAGTTCCGGCAGGCGCAGGCCCGCGGCGAGGTCGGGGAGAAGGACCGGCAGGAGATCGACGACAAGCGCCGCGCCCACCTGGTCGCCAGCCAGGCGGAGCTCGACAAGATCGACGCGGACGGGAAGAAGAACAGCGAGGCGAGGTTCGCCGAGAACGTGGACCGGCAGCTGGCGCTGTCGCGCGAAAGCCTGGCCGAGCAGGAGCGGCTCCTGACGGCGGCGATCGCGGCCTATGTCGCGGCCTACGGCGCCGACGGCGAGGCCTACGAGAAGCTGGTCCAGAAGAAGAGCGAGCTGACCCTGCGGCTGGCCGACGCGCAGCGCGCCGAGCGGGCGCTCGAGCTCGACGCGGCCCTGGCGCATCAGCGCGCGCTTCTCTCGATCGAGCGCGCCGGCATCGAAACGCGGCAGGCGGTGGGCCTCCTGAGCCCCGGCCGCGCGGAGGCGCAGCTGGAAGCTGTGTCGCAGGTCGAGATCGCGGCCGAGAGACGGACGCTGCTGGCGAAGCAGGCCCTCTGGGAAAAGGGCTCCGCGGAGTACGCGCGGATCCAGAAGGAGCTCGAGGCGCTGAATGATCAGGGGCTGAGGCTCCAGGCCGAGGACGAGAACCGCGCGTTGCACGAGCGGATGGCGCGGTGGAAGACGTTCAGCGGGCAGCTCGCGGGGGACTTCTCGAACGCGATCGGGCAGATGATCCAGCGGCAGCGCACCGCGAGCGAGGCCTTCCGCGAGCTTGTCGGGAGCATGGTCACGCAGTTCGTGCAGGGGCTGGTGAGGATGGCCGTGCAGCACGCCCTGACCGAGCTCCTCATGCTGACCAGCACCGCGAAGACGCAGACGGCGCAGACGGCCGCGGTGGGGGCCGCGCAAACGGCGCAGACGGCCGCGATCGTCGCGGCGCAGACGGCGCAGACGGCCGCGATCGTCGCGGCGGGCAAGGCCCAGAAGGCGAGCGGCGCGGCGTCCGAGCCCGGCGACGGCTCCGCGGCGACGGACGAAGGAGCCGGCGCGGGGCCGACCGCGGCCGGGCTCGGGGCCAAGCCGACCGCAATCAGCCACGCCTACCAGGACGCGGCGAAGGCGTTCCACTGGGTCATGGGCGCCGTTCCTCCTCCGATCAGCTTCGCGCTCGCGCCCATCGTGGCGGCCGGCGTGTTCTCCGCGGAGATGGCGTTCGCGAGCGGCATCATCGCCTCGGCGGCCGGCGGGTTCGAGGTGCCGCACGACCAGCTCGCGTTCCTCCACAAGGAGGAGAAGGTGCTGCCGCGCGGAATCTCCCAGGGCTTCAACCGCATCATCGAGCAGGGCGGCGCGGGCGGCGCGACGAGCGTGACGCACCACCACAACTACAACATCACCGTGCCCCAGGGGCCGAACCGGGCGGAGACCCTCAGGATGGTGCACGACGAGCTTGTGCCGATGATCCGGTCGGCCTCGCGGAAAGGGCTTCTCCCCAGCGCATGAGCAACGACGTCTATCCCTCCCCGTTCCGCGGGCTCGCGTTCACCGTGACCAAGACCCCGCAGTTCTCGAACATCCTGCAGTCCTCGGCCTCGCTCGCGGAGGTCACGATCGCGCAGACGGCGAACCCGGTCTGGGCCTGGCAGCTCGTCTACGAGGTGCTGTTCAACGACGCGCGCTCCACGGCGGGGTTCTCGCCGTACACCGACCTGCAGGAGCTGATGGGGTTCTTCCTCAAGCAGCAGGGGCGGTTCTCGAACTTCCTCTACCTCGACCCCGACGACAACGCCGTGGGCCCGGCGATCTCCTCCAACGGGGCGAACCTCGCCCCCGCGGCCACGGGGACCCCGAGCGCGACGGCCGCCCTGCAGCTCGTGAACGACGGCGCCGGGAACTACTACACCCCGTTGCAGCGGAACCTGGGCGGGCAGTTCTATGAGGACGTCACGGACCTGAACGCGGCCGGGACCTACGGCGGCGCGGCGCAGGCGATCTACGTCAACGGGGCGCTAGCGAAGGGGTACCTCGTGGCGGGCCCGGGCCTCGCGATCCCCGGCCACTCGTTCGGCGGGTTGTACGTCCCGTGGGCCTGGCGCGCGGGGCACGCGTACGCGCTCGGCGACACGATCATCGACCCCGCCGGACACCTGCAGAAGGCGACGACGGCCGGAACGTCCGGGGGGACGATCCCGACGTTCAACGACGCGGGCAGCACGACCCCCGACGGCGTCGGGACCCTGGTCTGGACGGACCAGGGCGCCGCGGCCGGTGTCACGGGGCAGTTCTCGTTCTACTTCCGCGTGCGCTTCGACGCGGACCAGCAGGACTTCGAGAAATTCGTCTACAACCTCTGGACGATCGGGGGCAGCGAGGGGCGGAACGGGAGCGGGTCGCTGAAGCTGGTGACGAGCCGGGTGCCGCTGATATGAGGAGCTTCACGGGGGGAGACGGGTCGGACACCACCGCGGCGGTCCTCGCGTGGCTGGCGGCCCACCGCGCCCTCATCCCGGCCGACCTCTATCTCATCGGGGACCTCGACGACCCCCAGGCGCTGGCGCTCACCAGCTGGGAGTCGCCGCTCTGCTGGCCGATCTGGGGGACGAAGGACCCCGTGACGGGGCTCCTGCGGTTCCTCCCCGCCGTCGTCGAGCGGGGGGACATCGAGAGCAAGATCGGGCTCGCGGTCTCGGACCTCGAGCTCACCTGGACGCCCCTGAACACCGCGTACAGCGAGTCGATCGAGACGGCGAGCCCGTACCAGCTCGCGCAGCTCGGGTTCTTCGACAACAAGCTTTTTCGGTGCTGGACGACGCTCATGCCGACGCCGGGCGACGCCAGCACCTTCGGCGCCGCGGCGATGTTCGGCGGGCGCGTGGGGCAGTCGAAGACCGACCGCGGCAAGATCGTGTTCACCGTCAACAGCTTCCTCGACGTGGTGAACGAGATGGTCCCGACGAACGTGATCGAGCTGACGAACGCGCTCGCGGGGTACGCCGGCGCGACCCCGCCCGCGGGGATGGACGCGATCCCGCAGTTCGCCGTCGTCGCGGGCAGCGGGGGAAGCCCGCTGACCGCCGGCACGATCATCGGGGACGAGACGGGCCCGAACGCGCACCAGCTGTTCGCGCGGGACGCGCTGCGCGGCGGGTTCCTGATCTTCAACGCCGGCGCCGGCGCGACGCTCGCGCGGCAGCTCGCGCGGATCGCCTCGAACGACGTGGTCGTCATCGGCCTGAACCACTACAACCGGTTCATCCTCTACGACCCGCTGCCGTGGGCCCCGACGGTCGGGGTCGACACGTTCTTCGTGAGCGGCGCGGCGCCGGTCAACACGGGGGCGATCACCTCCGCGGAGATCGACAACCCCGGGACCGGCTTCACCGTCGGAGACCGGCTGTCGGTCAGCGATGGGCACGCGGGGACGGCCGCGGTGATCGAGGTCATGGCGGTCGGCGGGGGCGGCGCGATCGCCGCGGTCCAGGTCGTCGACGGCGGCCAGGGGTACATCCCGACGACGGGCGCCGCCGCCTCGGGCGGGACGGGCGCCGGCGCGACGTTCGACATCGGCGTGGTTCCAGAGGGGCAGGGGTTTCCGTACGTCCCCGCCCCGCAGACGGGGGTCTGAGTTGATCGAGCTCGCGAACGACGGGATCTTGAAGAGACGCGCGGCGATCGTCGCGGAGGCGCGGTCGTGGGCCGGAACGCCGTACGTCGTGGGCGGCCGCGTCAAGGGCGCGGGCTGCGACTGCGGCTCGTTCCTCATCTCGGTGGCCGTGGCCTGCGGGCTGGTGACGGACGAGCAGCTCGCGCCGTACTCGATGGACTGCTGGCAGCACTGGAAGGACGAGGTGTACTTCAAGCGGATCATGCGCGACACGGTCAAGGTGCTCGAGGGGGTGGTGTACCGCACGACGGAGATCCTCCCGGGGTCCCTGGTCCTCACGCGCACGGCCACGAGCAGTCACTTCAACCACGGCGGGATCGTCACCGCCTGGCCGCTGATCATGCACCAGCCGGGGCCCACGGCGCGCGAGGCCGACGCGACGAGCCACCACCTGTGGGCGTACCACCCGCTGGCCGTGTTCGACTTCAACGCGCTGCGGGGAGGCGCGTAGTGTTCGGCGGGAAGTCCAACGCGCTCCACCGCGCCTACCTCGCGGGGCTGCAGGCGCAGACCAGCGTGTACGGCGCGACGATCCCGGTCTACTACGGCCGCACGCGCGGGAACCCGCTCGTTACCTGGGCCGCGAACCTGCGCGAAGGGTCGTCACTCACGCAAAAAAAATCTTCACTTTTTTTCCATCCGACGACCTACGTCCGCAACGCGGACTACCTGATCGGTCACAACCCGATCGTCAACCTGCTGCAGATGTGGTGGAACAACAACAAGCTCAGCCTGAACTTCGTCAAGTACACGGCGCTGATCACCTACCCGTTCGCGAACTCGAACGGCCACGTCACCATCCCCGACGCGGAGTTCTACTGCGTGCTCGCCGTGACGGCGAACGTCGCCTACGACGAGACGTTCGACGACTACGGGGGGCAGGGGCCGAACCACGTGACGGGCGTCTTCGAGGCGCCGCTGTGGAACGTGAACTACGCCGGGCCGGACCCGACCGACCAGAACGGCTACCGCCAGTACCCCGCCGTGTACCAGTGGCTCCCGGGGTCGGGGCCGACGGTGAACTTCCCGCCGGGCGCGGTGTCGCTCATCCCGAACATCGTGCCCGACGGCGCGAGCTTCGACGTCAACATCTACTACGCGCAGCTCTCGCCGGGCGCGTGGAACTTCCACAGCAAGCATTCAAGGGGGATATTCGTCCCGTGCAACGCGCTGCGCTTCGGCTTCGAGTCGGTGCTCGGCAGCGACGCGTTCGTCTACACGGACGACGGCGCGCCGGCCGAGCAGCAGATCCAGTACCCGGCCTACGCGGGAATGGGGTCATCGTTCGAGGACTGCGGGGTGTCGGGCGTCGCGCCGCCGCTCCTGGCGGAGGTGCTCGGCTCGTTCCCGGTCAACGACCCCGACGGCGACGCGGACCACGCCGACATGATCGAGGACATCTTCAAGTCCGGCCCGGCGCAGGCGGGCTCGGGCGCGCCGGCCGCGTACGGCGACCTCCACCACGGGCTCGGGTGCCTCGACTTCCCCGGCACGATCCAGAAGAAGGTCGTCTACGGCGGCGTCCAGCCGTGGCTCGACAACGTGACCTTCGACCTCGCGAACACGAAGGGGAACTACCTGTTCTGCCAGCTCGTGCAGGACACCCTGGTGCCGCAGGACGTGGGGATCTCGGACACCGCCGGGAACGCCTGGACCCCGCTGTACCCGCCGACGCTCTCGAAGCAGCTGTGGTACTGCGTGGCGAAGGCCGCGCAGTCGAACAAGATCACCTTCACGAACATCGATCGGTTCATGTCCGTCACGCTGCTCGAGATCGGGGGCCTCGACACGCTCGACGGCGCCCCGGCCTACGCGGCCGGCACCGGGGGGAAGTACCAGGCGACGGTCACGCCGACGAACAGGCCGGGCGAGGACGCGCTGATCCTGTCGTTCGTCTCCGTGGACCCGGGGCAGGGGCCGATCCCCGCGCCGCCGTTCCACTGGGAGCGCAGCGTCAACGGGGGAGACTCGGTCGCCGCGCCGTCGCTCGCGATCGACTTGTACCGCACCAAGTTCCCGAAGGCCTACCCGCTCTCCTACTCCTTCGGGGGCGGGGCCCACTGGAACGTGGTCCTGCTGTGCCTCAAGAACTCCGAGCCGAACACGTTCACCTCGCCGCTCGGCGACATCCTCGATGACGCGACGATGCGGCAGGCGCGGCTCCAGGCGCGGGCGTACGGGCTCAACGGCTCGCTGGTGATGGACTCGCAGAAGAAGGCCTCGGACTGGCTCGAGGAGCTGTACCGGGTGCTGAACGCGGCGCCGGTCTGGAGCGGGTTCAGGCTGAAGTCGATCCCGTACGCGGAGCAGAGCTTCGCGGGGCGCGGCGCGGTCTACGTCTCGCCGACGGCCGCGGGGCCGGTCATCGACCTGACGGAGGACGACTTCATCGCCGACGAGACCAACCCGCCGGTGACGGTGACGCGCAAGGCGCAGGTCGACGCGCCGAACCTCCACCAGATCCAGGCGCCGAACCGCGACTCGAACTACGACGTGAGCGTGACCGCCGAGGCGGACAACGGGTCGATGACCCTGTACGGGACGCGCAAGGACTCGCCGAAGGCGTTCGCCTCGATCCAGACCACGCGGGTCGCGCGCATGATCCTCGGCATCATCTCCCGCGAGCAGAACATCATCCGCAACGCGTACTCGTTCAGGCTGCAGGCCCGCGTCGGCATCCCGCTCGAGGCCATGGACCTGGTCATGATCCCGAAGCAGGCCGTGCAGCCCGCGCCGGACCCCGCCCGCCCGGTCGCCGGCGCGATCGCGCTGCGGCTCACGAGCGTGAAGACGGACGGCAAGTACGGGGTCGCCTGCGAGGCGGAGCCGTTCATCTACGGGCTGCGCACCCCGCTCCCGCTCACGGTCTCGGTCGCGAACCCGAACCTGCCCGCCTTCGGCGGCGCCCCGCCGGACGTCAACGTCCCGGTCATCTTCGAGGCGGTGCCCGCGATCGCGGGGAAGACGAACCTCGGCGAGCTCTGGCTCGTCCTGTCGGCCGCCGGGAACTATGGCGGCTGCGTCGCGTACATGTCCACGGACGGCGGGGCGAGCTACCCGCTCCTCGGCCCGAACGGAGGGGGAATCATCACGGGCAGCGCGACGACCGGGGTCTCCACCGCCGACTGGCCGGCCGGCGCCGACCCGGACACGGCGAACGACCTGCCCGTGGACCTGACCGAGTCCGCCGGCGCGCTCGCCTCCTTCCAGGTCTCGGACGAGGACAACTTTGTCTACCCGTGCTACATCGCGGGCGGCGGCGCGAACCCGATTCCGTACGGGCTGCTGGCCTACGCGATCGCGAACCTCACCGCGCCGAACAAGTACACGCTGAAGGCGACGGGCGGCGGGACCAACCACCTTCGGCGCTCCGTGTTCGGCGCCCCCTGCCCGAGCCCCGACGTGGACCACCCGAACGGCTCGCGGTTCGCGTTCCTCGACCCGAACAATCCGGCGCCGGCGGGGATCCTGCGGCTCCCGCTGAACCCCGCGTGGATCGGCGTCACGCTGCACTTCAAGTTCACATCGTTCAACGCCGTCCACGGCGGCGTCCAGGACGTGGCCACCGTGACGGACTACACCTTCACCCCGACCGGGGTCCCGGGCGGCGTCAACCCGTCGGGGATCGGCCCCGTCGTGGGGCTGGTGAACGGAGCCTAGATGCCGACGCCCCCGACGCCCACGAGCTTCAACTTCTCGGACACGAACCCCGCGGCGCCAGCCGGCCGGGTCAACGGCAAGTGGCTCGCGTCCGCGCCGTACCCGCTCGTCGTGCTGGTCAACAACGTGCCGGTGACGATGCAGTTCCGCGACTTTTCCGTCGACCTCCCGGACGTGGGCTCGGGGAGTGTGATCGGTTTTGTGATGAATAGCGGGGCGACGGGGACAAACGTCGGTGCTATGATGATTGCGCCGCACGCGGGCGCAATCACGAAGGTCAAGCTGGTGACGAAGGCGTCGGACGCGGCGATCGACCTCACGTTCGACATAAAACAAAACGGCGTATCAATTTTCACCGCGCCGCTGACCGTGGCTCACGGCACCGCATCCGGCACTCTTACCACGTTCGCGGGAGTGCTGACCAGCTCCCCGCTCGCGATCGCGGCGGACGACATATTCACGATCGACATCACCAGCGGCGCCGCGACCTGGCAGTTCACGGTTCAAATTGAATAGGGGTAACCCATGTCGACACAGCAGCTTCAACTGGTAGAAGACTCCTCCTCTCTCGCGAACTACAAAGCGTGGGCGCAGGCGATCAGCGACTGGTTCCGCACCGTCGGCTACACGAACACGACGGACACCGGGCAGCTCAACGGCGCAGGCGGCGGGGTGGGCGGCGCGGCGGGGTGGGCGGCGCTCGGCGCGGCCCCTGGCTCCGCCGCGTTCTTCTACGAGATCTTCCAGTCCAACGGCAGCGGACTGACGACGTTCTACGTCAAGCTGGAGTACGGGAACATCGCGGGGACCAATTCCCCGACCATCGCGATAACGCTGGGCACGGGCACGAACGGGTCGGGGACGCTCACGGGATTCGTGACGACGCGGCACCGCACGGCGTCCGCTTCATTCACCCCCGCGAGCGCGACGACGCCGTACGAGTGCGATTTCACCGGGGATGGCGCGAACGACCGCATCGGCGTGATGATGTGGCGAAATGCGGTAATCAATAGCCAAGTCGGTCTTATCGCGATCGAACGCTCCATCAACGCGTCCGGCGTGTACACGTCGGGGTACGTGACGGTGTACGTGATCAACGGAAGTGAAACCGGAACGAGCGCGTCGGGCACTATGGAGACGATCGTCTTCGGCGTGGGCGTCGCTCCTACCCCTTTTGACAGAGGATTTTCCGCAGGGGCGACCGGTTGGCCTGTGAGATCGTTTTCGCCGACTACCGGCGGCACTCTCGCTTTTAACGGCTCGATTCCAGTCGATACGATCGCGCCGTTCGTGGGTTTCATTGATTACCCCGGTACGATGGTCGCCAGCATGTTTGGCGCGGACTTCGCCGAGGGAGTGCCGTTCCAGATAACGCTGTACGGAAGCACCAGAACGTATATGGTCAGTAAGAACGGAGGATTTGCGACATCCGGTGTTGCACTCGGCGGACTGCTGGCAACCGCGATGAGATACGACTAAATGGCGATTGCACCTGTCAACGGGTCGACGGTCAACAACGGAGCCACGCCGGGGGTGTCTTTATCTTTCGGCGCGATCTCCATCGCGGCCGGAGGCGACATCGTCGTCGCGGTCGCGATCCTGACGACGACCGTTTCCGTCACCGGGATCACCGATACCGCGCTCAACACCTACACGCTCAAGTCGTCCGTCAACAACGGAGCAAACGTCCGCGTGGAGATATGGGAGGCGCACAACGTGACCGGCAACGCGGCGGACGTCATCGTCGTTGCGCTGAGCGGCGCGACGCTCGCGGCGGCGGCGTTCGAGCAGTACTCCGGCGTGAGCGCGGTGGGGAATATCGGCGCGACCGCGACCGGGAGCGGATTCACCGCCGAGGGGGACGTCGCCACGCAGGACGGGAACAACTGGTCGGTGTGCGCGATCGCGGCGGCTACGTCCTCCGGAGACACGCTCACCGCGGACATGGGCGCCAAGAGGCAGGCGTCGGTCCCCGCCGCGACCGCCGCCGCCATCGCGCTCGTGGATAATTCCAGCATCGGGATCGTCTCCGCGCTGCGCGGCGACGTGATGATCTCCGCGTCCCGCCAGTGGGCGGCGGCGGCGATCGAGCTCCGCAGCGGCGGCGGCGCGATCAATTTCACTTCCGCGAGCATCCCGACGCCGACGGGCAGCGCGGCGTCGTTCGCGAAGCATCAGGTTACGAAAGCAACGGCGGGGCCGATTAGCAGCGGCGGTGGCCCATCCACTCCGGTGCCGGTCGCCCAAGTGTTAAAGGGCGGCGTGATTGGTTCTGCGTACACGGAGACAATATCGACTCAGGGCGGCGTCGCGCCGTACGCGTACGCGGTAGTCTCCGGCGCGCTTCCTACCGGAGCTACACTTAATACGTCGTCAGGCGTGATCAGCGGCGCGACTCTTACCGCCGCCGGGACTTTCAGCTTCACGATTCAGGTCACCGACGCCAACGGCGCGATAGGCACGACCGCGTTCCAGATAATCGTAAGCGCTCCGGTCGCGAGCAACTACGGGTTCGTGAGCTAGCCGCGCGGGCCCGGCCCCGCCGCTAGTCGCGGCGGGCGGCGAGCCAGGCGCGCAGGAAGATCAGGCCCAGCGTGACGGCGCCGACGGCGACGAAGCCGGCGGCGACCAGCCGGGCGAACGAGTTGAGGTCGATGTTCATGACGAGGATCATACACGGTTTCACGAAGGAAGTACACGGCCGAGGAGGCGCATGACGGACAACAACTTCTGGCAGTTCAACTTCAGCTCCATGATCGCGCTGATCAGCGCCTCCGTGACGATCGTCGGCTGGCTCTACTTCGGGATCACGTGGAAGGCGGACATCGACCGCAAGATGAAGATCATCTGGGAGATGTTCGTCGAGCCGATGATGAAGAAGGCGTTCTCCGACCAGCTGATCATGCGCAACAGCCCGCTGCGGCTCGACGTCACGGTCCTCGAGAGGCACCCGGTGTACGAGAAGATCAAGGCGTTCTACGTCGCCGACGGCCAGAAGCTCGACGACTGGGAGCTGCTGAGCCAGATCAAGCGGCGCTTCGGGCCGGAGCTCGCCGCCGCGGCGCGCGCCGAGGGGAAGACCGAGGAGGGGTTCGAGGTCGCGGCGCTGTTCCTGGTGCGGCCGAAGATCGAGCTGTTCAACGAGCTCGACGCCAACCACAACTGGGGAAAGAAGGACGACGATGGCTAGGTTCGAGGACGCGATCGACTACGTGCTGGCGAACGAGGGCGGGCTCGAGGTGAATGACGCCGACGCGGGCGGCACGACCAACTTCGGGCTCGCGCAGCGCGACCACCCGGACGTGGACGTGCGCGCGCTGACGCGGGACCAGGCCGTCGAGCTCTACCGGACGGGGTACTGGCGGTTCGACGGGGTCCGGGACCAGCGCGTGGCCACCAAGCTGTTCGATGAGTACGTGAACGGGCCGGTGCGCGCGGTGCGGTGCGCGCAGCTCGCGCTCGCGCACCTGCAGGCCGGCCCGGTCGTGCCGGACGGGAAGTACGGGCGGCAGACCGAGGACCACCTGAACGCGTCCGACCCCGGGAAGTTCGTGGACGAGTACAAGGCGTGGCTCGTCAAGACGCGCCACGACGAGGTCGCGGCGAAGCCCGACCAGCAGGTGTTCCTGCTCGGCTGGCTGCGCCGCGACGTGAAGGGATAGGGGGAAAATATGAGGACGGGCATCTGGATTCACCTGGCGATCAGCGCGGCGTGGCTCGCCGCGTTCTTCTACATCGCGCGGAACCTCACGATGAAGGGCTGGCAGGACTTCCTCGACTCGCTGTCGACCTCGGGCGGGAACGTGGTCACGCTGTTCTTCTGCTCGATGGGCTCCGGGCTCCTGTGGTGGACGGTGTACAACCAGCACGGGTCCGACGGCCAGGCTGTGATGGCCACGTTCGGGATCTTCGGCGGCTTCACCGGAGCGCTGCTCCAGGCGCAGAAGGGGAACGCCAGCCGGCAGCAGATGATGGACCGCGCCGGCGTGCCGGCGCCGCCGGCGGTGGTCCCGCAGAAGAACCCGACCGA